GTCTACGTCGAGCGCCTGCGCGAGTTCGAGCAACTGCTCGACCCGGCAGTGGGTACGGGCAGTCTCGAGGTTCGTGACGATCGCCTGCGACCATCCGGCGTCGTTCCCACCGAGACGTTCCGCAAGGTCACCCTGCGAGATCCCCGCAGCGACGCGGGCGGCTCGCAGGTTCTCCCCGAGGACCCTCGACGCCGGACCAACCGGCGCCTCACGGCGAGGCATCAGCCGCGCGCGCGCCGGACGAACGCGAGACCCTCTCGGTGGTTGTCGCGCGTCGGGTCGTCCTCGCAGATCACGTCGAGGCCGGCGAACCGAGCGAAGCCGAGATTCACTCGGAGCTCGTTGCCGACGACTTCCCCGACGATCACGTCACCGAACAGGAGACGACCATCGGTGAGTTCCGTCGTGGAGGACGGCACCGGAGTCGGGGGCGTGGGTGCAGCAGTTGGGGTCTCGTCGCCTAGCGCCATCGTGGTTCTCCCTCACACGCGGCGGACCAGCCGTCCGCCCACGGAAGGACGGAACTAGGAGGGGCTGGCAGCCGAGGTACGCGAAGAATACTACGCGTCAGCCGCGTACAGCGCACTCCGAGCACCCGCAGTCGGGGGCATGGGTGAACAGCCCCGCGACGGGGGACTCGTCGGCGGTCGTCTCGGCTGCTGACGCCCACGCCTCTGCTGCGAACCGGGCGAAGTCATCCATCGACCCGCGAGCAGTCGCAGCCGTACTCGTCGTGAAGTGGACCGTGTACCCGTGGCCGGAGACACGGAGTCGCGACGGACGACGCGGCGGAGCGGGTGCCTTCGCGCGGAGTTCTGCTGCCTTCGCTAGGAACGCCTCGCGCTCGGGGCCGGTCGTCGCAGCGTTCCGTGCCTTCCGCTCGAGCAACTCGGCGGTGCGGAGCGGGTCCTTCGGCATCAGGTGACCGTAGCGTCGCTTGGAGCGGGCGACGGGGGTCGAACCCGTCCTTCCGAGCCGGAAGCCCGGTGGCTCACCGTGGAGCCCTCGCCCGCAAGTGGTGGCGGGTACGGTAGCGCCTCCCTCGCGACGACTCGGCGCATGCCCTTGTCGAGCGGGAACAGGTACCGGAACTTCCCGCCGGACTCACGCGTCGGGAACTTCCGGTAGACCTCCGGCGGGAACGCTTCCTTCACGACGCGATCGTGCCGCCATCGACCCTGCCACCAGTAGTCGACCTTCGCGACAACTCGACCCGTGAACAGCCAGTTCCCGGCCTGGTAGATCGCGCCGCGGTGTCCCTGCCCGGGATCGGCGTAGGACAGCAGGAGCCGCAACCCGGGGTTGTCGTCTCGGAGAAGTCGGATCGCCGCGGCGAGTGCCTGAGTAACCGGCACCTCGTGCGAGGTCATCGCGACCCGCGTGAGCTCGCACCACTGCGTAACGGCGAGACCGTAGCGGCGTTCCATCCGGAGACCCATCCGCGGGGACGCTCCCCGAGAGAAGATGATCACCCCGACGAACGCCCCGTGCTCCCAGACGCCGTACTTGACGAGCTTCCCCGCTGGCATCGACTTCGAGTAGTGCCAGTGCTCGACGGCGTACTTCGCGGCGTCGAACGTGCAGGGCGCTACGAGGAGGTCGCCGGGGTCCACGAGTGTCCGCAATTCGGACAGATCGTCGGGTCTGTCTCCACCTGATCGAGACGGGGATTCGATGTCACTGGACCGAACCGCTCGGGTGCCGTCAGGTCCGCAAGGATGCGGGCGTACGAGTCGTCATCGAAGCCGGTGCCGGCGAGGTTGTCCTCGGTCGTTAGGAGCGACGCGAGTGCCCGGGTGAGTCGCTGGTCGTTCCGGCGGGAGTGCTCCCTCGGGATCTCGTTGTCTCCGACGAGGATGCGAAGCGCCGCCTCGTCATCGACATCTAGCCAGACGACCGGAGCAACATGCGAACCCGCAGCCCGGAGGTAGTCGCGGCGGGAATGGCCGGCGAGGATCATCCGCGTGGACTTCTGCGCGAACACGACGTTGTAGAACCCGACCTTCTCGGCGGATTCCCCGATCGCTTCCGGGTCGCCCTCGTTCGGGTTCTCTGGATGGTCCCGGAGTGAGTCGATCGGCTCGAGCACGATCTCGCGGGCGAGTAACTCCGGGAGGCTGTCCTCGGCCGAGTCGGTCGTGTCCGTCACCCCTGACCAGCGCGTAGGAACGCCGCCCGGATCGACTCATCGACCGCGACAGCGACCTCGTCAGCCGTGAGGTCACCGACGGTGCCGCCCTCCCGCATCAGCCGTCCGAGTTCGTCCACCGAGACGCTGAGCCGCGACGCGAGCGTGTTCAGCGCGTCGAGCGGCACCGTCGGTGTCCCAGACGAGAACCGGCCAGACGGCCACCAGAGCTCGGCCATCTCCTCGCCATCGAGGTACCGCTTCTCGATGCCCTCGCGAGACGGATGCGCTCCTGACCAGTTGCCACCAGCCCGTGAGACCCCATCGGGGAAGGGATCGGCGTCTCCGAAGTCCCGGATGATGCGCCCGCCGCACACGAGCACCGTGTCGTTACCGACATACCCGAGGCGGCTGCCGAAGGCGATGTAGAGACCCATCTCGTCCTCCTGTGACGGCGTCGGCGCTGCGCCGCCGTGCTGGTACTCGTTGATCTTGGCGCGCCAGAAGTCGGCATCGACTCCCTGCGCGATGTCGATCTTCCCGGCGGTTGACCACTCGAAGTGCTGACACGATCGGCCGCTGTCGAGCCCGTACGCGTTGAGGACCGCTGCGTTGAATCGCCAGGTCCACTCGCGCCGGTCGTCCGGGTACCACTCGACACCCGTGTGTTCGACCTCGAGACCGAGAGTGCTCGGGTTACCGGTGAACCCGGCCCAGCCGCCCTCACCGGCGTTGTAACTGTTCCCCGCCGCGATGAGCACGAAGTGGTCGGGTCCGTCGTCCTCGCGGGTCTGCAAGACGTTGCACAGCGGCCCCGATACGCCCGGCACGCCGTACAGGACCGTCGACAGCGACGGTGCCCGCCCGAACGGAGACCCCGCCGTGTGGTGGTTGACGATCACCTGCGGGTTGACGTCGCCGTGGCCGCGTTCCTGCCAACCTGCGATCTCCTCGACGATGAGACCATCGGCGCGGAGGATGTCCGCGAGGTCGGTCATCATGGGGTGACCGACCTCGCCTCGCGTGCCGCTCCGACTTCGTCGTCATCGACTGAGGCGAACAGGGCTTCCCACTCGGCCTTGCGTGCGGCGACCGCGGCAGGATCGGTGAAGTCGATATCAGCGAACAGGGCGACCGCGTCGATGTCGTCGTCCGGGCAGTTCTGCTCCGGGATGTCAAACGACACGTCACAGGCGTCGAGCTCGGCCATCAGCCGACGCCAGTCCCGCTCGTCGCGTTCGCGACCTTCTCCAACGGTTTCTTGAATACGAGGTAGGAGAGCGTCGCGAGTCCGATGGCGAACGCTGTGCGCCAGAGGGTGTCCCAGGTCAGGACGAGTCCGGTGCCGAGATCGATCGCGGTAGTGACCAAGCCGACGACGGCGGCGACCCCCGCGTTGACGGCGGTCTTGACCCATCCCGACGCGGTCAGCTTCGTCGCCCAGGCGGTGACGATCGGTACCAGCGGCGCGGCGTAGAGCGTCAGCGCGGCGACCGGGATCGTGAACGACTGCCCGCCCGTGACATCCCCGTCAGCGGCGAACGCTGGCACGGCGAGGAACACGGACAGCATGGCGAGGAGGGCGAGACCGGCGAGAAGGGCAAGGGCGATGTACAAGCCGGTCCTGCTCAACCGGAGAGCAACGATCCGCATAGGGACCTCCGATGGTCGGGTCGGGTCGATCCTAGAACCCGAGGGCCGCTCCCCGGTGGGAGGGTCCTCGCCCGCCGGGGTCAGACGACGCCGTTCCGCAGCCCTCGGCGTCCGATACCAGCGACCGTGATCCGAGTCCCCACCGCGAAATTTCCCTGATCGGTATAGAACAGAAGGCTGCTGACCGGTTCCTGGTTGGTGAAGTTCGTCGTGCCGCCGTACTCGACGAGGACGCGCGTCCCACCCGAGCGGCCGTACCACCGGCCGAGGAAGTGGGTCCGTCGCACATTCGACCAGTAGGAGTGCAACTCGACCGTGCCGACGCCCCAATGTGTCGCGATCGTCGCGGTCCCCGGACTGTACGCAAGTTCGATGTTCGTCTCGTCGGCGTCGCCGCCACTCACCCCGCCCGCGATGGACGCCATGTAGGAACGTCGGTAGTCCGTCCCGCCCGAGTGGCCGTTGATCCGCAGGCGCGCGAACCCATCCGTTGCGGACGTGTTCCGCGACGTGATCTGGACGAGGAGATGATCGAAGTCGTAATCGCTGATCGGGACCGTCAGGTTGTTCACGGGTGCCGTGACTTCGTGACCCTGCAAGATGGTCGTACCCCACGTCGACTCATCAACCATCGACCCGACGATGTACGCCGCCTGCGGTGGGGCGAACAGCACTACGACGCGCACGGCACCATTCCCGGCGATGTACCGGCCGGTGATGTTCGTACACGGGATCGGCTCGTCGTCGCCGTCGACGAGCACCATCGCGGTGCCGCCTGGCACGCTCGTTCCCGTCAGGGTCCCCGGTCGAGTCGTCGCGAACGGGAGGCGGAGACCGCCGTCACCGCGGATCGCGTTCGCGACGGCCTCGCGTGCAACCCGCGCCGCGAGCTCGATGACCTGCTGCTGAGCGCGCTCATCGAGCGACATCTACAACCCCCGACACGTGTGCTGCATCGTTGATCCGTGCCGACAGACCAGAGACCATGCTGTCTGCACCAGCCGATCGCCGTCGAAGTCGATCACGTCCCAGGTGTCGTGTCGCGGGTCGACTGGCGTGTCGAAGCTCAGCCAGACGTACGAGGCGCGATCCGCGACGTAGGACGTGTACGCCGCGGATGTAGCGGTCGCTGTATCTCCGATTCCCTGCACGTCCGTCGTGCGGCGGCGGCGAACGCCTGTGTTCACGAACGAGTGCGGAGCCGAGTCGGGCACGTCGTAGATACCGATAATCGGAGCTTCCGTGTTTCCGCCGATCACGACGTACCGGTTCGGTGCGACAAGCTGATCCTGCGTCATCGTGATCGAGCCGTCGATCACGACCGTGTTGAGGCCGTAGTGGTAGTCGACGGCGTCGTGTTCGATGTCCGGCGCTGAGCGACAGACGAGGAACCCCGAGTTGTCGAAGTACGCCGGGAGGAACCCGGCCGCGAGACAGCAGGATTCCATCGCCGTGAGGAACGTGTCCCGCCCAGGAGTCCATGCGACCTGCGCTCCGAACTTCGCGCTCGACGCTTCGATCTTCCGTCGTTCGAGTGGCACCCCCGCGAGATCAGCGAGGACGTGGAGCGCCGCCGTGATGCTCTGACCGGCGGAGAACCCGAGGGACTGGTCGAGTGGCTGATCGAGCAAGGCGCACTGGTCAACGAGTTGGCTCGTACGGATGTCCTCGGCGGTCGTGCGTGTGGTGGAGTCGTTCGCGAAGAGGAACACACCGAGTGGGTACTCCGACAGGGTCCCGCCGATGTCGATGAGCCAGAAGGCGTGAACGCGGGAGACGATCGAGGTGTACTCGTCGGCGTAGATGTGCTGCTCGTCCTGGTCAACGAGGGGCCGGGACAGGATGCGGAGGTCATCGAGCGTGCGACGCAGCGTCCTCGAGGTGTCGTTCGTTATCCGGGGTGGCTGATCCCGGTCGATCATCAACTCCCCGAGTCGCCGGCCGTTGACGTGATAGAGGTCGAAGCGACAGGACTCGAATCGCTGCGAGCGCCCCTCGAACACGTCGAGGGCGGTCACTGCGCGGTCACCACGTACGGCTCGACAACGATCGTGGTGGCTTCGACCGGTGCCGTGTACAGCCTCTCGGGTTCGATGATTTCACCCTGCGGGACTCGGAGTGTCGCGAAGATGCGGGTCCCGTAGTGGTCGAGGACGCAGACGTACGGGATACGCGCTCGCGCGATACCGCGGATCGTCGCGAACGCGTCGATGCCTCTCCCCGCCGCGGAGGTGCGGTCGTCGGCTGCGACGGTCACGTCGATGGAGTAGGTCAGGCCGCGCTCTTCGGTCGGTTGCGCCGTGAGTTGCCCGTCGCGGCCGTACACGGCGTGGAATACCACGTCGTCGGCTTCAAGGAACGCGATGCCCTTCCTCGCGTCGTAGTCGATCGCCGTGTTCTCCGACGGGGCGAAGTTCGATACGAGGAACAGCGTCGGGCATGTCGAGAACGGCTTCGCGATCGACGCCGTCGCTGTCCAGAGCGAGACCGCCTTGTCAGCCCGGCGCTGACGTACCCGGTACTGCGGCGTGATCCCGAACTTCCCCTCGTAGTCATCGAACACGTACGAGGTCGCTCCACTCGCGGGTAGCTCCGCGATGCGTGCCCACGAGATACCGCCGTCCTCGCTCCGGTCGAGTTCCTGCGACATCGTCGCGCTGCCTGTCCAAGCGAGATGCACGAACGGGATCGCGTCGGTGCCGCAGACGGTCTCTCCGGGGAGAGCGTCGGAGTCGAGCGTCGCCGCGAATCCGGTTGGGGTCGCGGGCAGCGTCGCGATCGTGACCGGCAAGTCGTAGCGGTCGAGCTCGTTGCCGTTCGCGAGGGCGCGGTCCGTCGCGTCGTTGTAGGAACCGACGCCTTGCAGGGTCGCTCCTGCGTCGTCGCTGAGATGCGACGTGAGGAGACCGATGGCCCACGGGGAACCACTCGCTGCTGCCGAGGAGAACTCCACGTAATACTGCGTCGCGGCGGCGAGGGTTGCCGGGGTCCCGAGTTGGACTTGCGCGAGGTACCAGCCGTTCTCCAACGCGATGAAGTCGGCATCATCGAGGAGGGTCGCGGGGTCGACATCGTCGGGGTCGAGCGTGTACGTGGTCCCGAGTTGGACGTTGTCGGAACGACGCTTGATCTTGATGTCGAGGTTCGCGGTCGCGGAGCGGGGCTTTACGAGGAACCGAACGAGGCCGTAGAGCGTCGCTGCGGCGCCGCTGACTTCCTGCTCAGCGTCCTGGCCGGTGTACACGAGCGCCTCACCGAAGATGGAGTACGGCTGCGAATCCACCGAGAACACGTTCGTTGAGCGGTACTGCCCAAGGGACCAGATTTGCGTGAGGGGGTCGCCCATCTCCGTGACGTACCCGTAGGTCGGGTCGAGGATCGGGGCGAACGAACGGGGTCCCGAGCCGGCGAGCGGCTGCTCTGTCACGGCGTCGAGCGTCGGGAGCGAGATCGCGCCGGAGTCGCTCATGCGGCGTACGACGTAGAGGTGCCGGCCGCTGCTGTCCTTCGTCCATGACCCGCCTGTGGGCGTCTTGAGCTCGGCGTCGAAAAGCGACCCGGGCAACGTGGCGGGGTTGAGCCATGAGCGGTCGGTGCGGATGTGCTTGTCGTTGTCGCCGGACGTGAGTTGCGAGAACCCGGAGAACGCGAGTCGGGTCTCGGGGCAGGTGATGACTTCCATCTCGAGCCAGTAGCACGTGATGTTCCCGGCACCGTAGAACGAGTACGGCATGATCGCGACTTCGTCGCTCGTGTCGAACTGCTGCACGTCCGCGATCGTCCACGGCCGGAGATAGACCGGGTTGTAGGTCCACGTGTATTCGATCGTCGTCCATTGCCACATCGGGAGCCAGAACGGCATGGACTGAGCGGTGAACATGCCGCCGGGTGAGACGTCGATCGACAGGCCGAGCGTGACCTGCGTGTAGTTGTCCGCGAACGCTCGGACGACGCGCGCTCGGAGTCGTACGCCGAGGATGCGTCGTCCGGTCAGGGAGAGCGCCCCGGTGTCGACGCGACCGAAGTACCCGTAGTTGTTCCCGGCTCCGGGACCGTAGTTGTTCGTGATCCATTCGGTTTCGGTGCGGTCGTCGATCTGCTGGTACAGGTTCGATGTTGCACCCGTGTTCGTCGTCCAGCCGGTGAAACTCACATCCTGATTTGGGCGCGCAGTGAGGACCGTGACGGTGCTCGGATCAACGACGGCGTCCTCGTTGTCGAACACTTCCATCGCGTAGATGCCGGGCTGCGGATAGACGAACGCCCACGGTGCGCCACCGAACGCCGGCGGACCCGGGTCGACATCGTCAACGAAGAGCGTCGCGGCCTCGATCTGCTCCGCCGCGGTCTGCACGAGGGACAGAGCGGCAGCGCGGCGACGGGAGTTCAGCCGAACCTTGCCGCTCCGGTACGGGAACCACTCCAGCCCGAGGGTCGCGGTGTCGTTCGGATTCCAGTCGGTCACTCGATCAGCTCCTCGCTGCGACGTTCGCGCGTTGCTTCGTCAACGCGCTCGTGAGTCCGCCGGAGACCTCACGGGCGATGATCTTCGCTGCGCGACGTGCGTCGGCAGCGGACCCGTCGGTCGTGACCGAGATTCCCCCGATGTTGACGAGGACGTTCCCTCCGATGCCCGACCCGGACGGCGGCGTAGGAGCAGCGGCAGAGACCGCGACGAGGTTCCCGGCGGCGTCGATCACCGCGGGTTCGGACGACGCGAGACCGAGCGCCATGCCCCTGCCGAGGTCCTTCCCGAGGTCAGCGAACAGCAGCGATGGCGAGTGCGACCGAGCTTCCCGACGAGCAGCGTCCTCGGCGTCGCGAACAACCTGCGCGGCGGCGGACGCGATGTCGCCCGCTCGGGCGAGGATGCCGTCCTCGAGTCCCTCCCCGAACGCGCGGCCGGTCGCGTGACCGACACCGCGGGCGTGTTCCTTCAACGCGCCACGGTCGAACGCAGCGCGGCCCATCTCGACACCCGAGTCGATCGCCGCCGGGAGACCTGCCTTGATCGGGTTGCCGAACTCATCGACAGCACCCTGAGCCTGGGCACCCGCGGCGCCGGGGATACCGGACCCGTCGATGGCGCCCTTCGCCTTCGCCATCCCGTCCGCGGTCGTCGCGGCGGCGGTCTGTGCCGACGCGCCGACCCCCTCGACCGAGATCCCCATCGCTGCCGCGGCTGCCTGGACCTCCGGAGACGCGAACGAGACCAGCCCGAGGCTGTTGAGCAACTGCGCGATATCAGCGGGGGATCGCCCGAAGGCCGACAACTGGTCCGTGAGGGCGTTCGTGAGGTTCACGAGCGGTACCCGGGCGGCTTCCTGCGACCCGCCCGACGCGATGATCTGCGCCGAGTAGTCGCGCGCGGCGTCCGCTGACGAGCTCAGCGCCGCGCGAGCAGCGAGGCTCTTCTCGCTGTTCACGTCGAACTGCCCTGACGACGCGGCAAGCGCCGCGGTCAGGGAGACGAACGACTCCTCGAACTGCGTCTCCGCCGCGAACGCCGACGTGTGCCCGGCGTCGAGTTGCTCGAGCGACTCGCGGTAGTCGTCTGCTGCCTTCGACGCGAGGTCGTACGCCGTCGCGGTCGAGGTCGCTGCCTCCGCGACTTGCTGGTCGACGGCCTGTGCCTGCTGCGCCGCGACAGCCTTTTTGCCGTACGCGACGGTTCCCTTCTCGGCGGCGGCGACGAGCAGGTCGAACTCCTGTCCCGTGAACAGCGGCTTCCCGGTCTCGTCCCGGATTTTCGACAACCCCTGCACGACCCGGTCTGCGGCACCGGGACTCTTCGATGCGAGCGCCTCGATTTCGTCGGTGATGGCGCGGGCGTTCGCCTGCACCTTCTTTGTGACGGTCTCCGTCGTGTAGGTCGTCTGGTTCAGTTGCGTGAAGGACCGGACCGTGTTCGCGACCTTGCCGTCGAGTTGGTCAAGGGCTGCGGATGCCTTGTCGGTCTCTCCGAGTTGGTCGACGAACTTCCGGACGGACTCCATCCGCGAGAGGTCCGCGAGTTCGGCACCGAGCTTCGCGAACTTCTCGCGGTAGTCCTCGACGGATTCGCCGCCGGAGAACATCGCCGCGCCGAGACCAACGACGGCACCCGCGGCAGCGCCGATCGGGCCGCCCATCCCGCCGAACATGGACCCGATCTGGAAGCCAGCGAGGGCAAGCGACCCGACTCCCATCGCGGTGCCTTCGGCGCTCTTACCGATCTGGTCGAAGGACTGCACCGCGACCAGGCCAGCAGCAGCCGCGCCGAACAACTTGTTCCGGTTCTGGTCGAGGAACCCGGAGAGCGTCGCGACGCCGCCTGCCGCGCCGATACCCGCCGATTGCATCTTCGGGAACTGGTAGGCGACGTTCGTCAGTCCAGACGCGACGCCTTGGAGCAGCTTGTCGAAGGGGCCGAGCATCGACCGCAACGCGACGAAGGCAGCGACGCTCGTCAGGACCGGGGTCGGGATCGCTTCAAGGATGTCGGCAACGATGCCGAGCGCCTCCGCGAAGAGTTGAGCGAGCGGTACCGCGGCACGTACGGCAGGGATCAGTCCCCGCGCGAGTTGCTGCGCGACCGCGACGAGCGCCTGTGCGAGCGGGATGCCTGCCTTCGTCATCTCGAGCACGACGGGGAGCAGCTTCGCTCCGAGTTCAGCGCGGGCGTTCCCGAGCTCTGCCTGCATGAATCGCGACTGGTTCGCAAGTCCCTCGAACGTGCGCGCGACGTCGCCGGTCGCGGTCGCGGACTGCTCGGAGATCAGCGCCCAACGCGCCTGAATCTTCGCGCCGTCGGAGAGCTCGCCGTTCGCGTCCGCGAGGCCGAGTTGCATGCCCTTCGCTTCGACCTGCGCCGCGTTGAAACTGATGCCGAGGGTACGGAGCGGTTCGACCTCTCCGACGAGGCCGGATCGAATCTTGAGGAGGGTCTCGTCGACACCGAGGTTGTTGAAGGACGCGAGGTCCGCGCCGAGTTGTACGACCCCGATCGACGTATCGGCGGCCGCTTGCTTCCCGAGACCCATCGCGGTGAAGAGGTTCCCGAACGACGCGGCCGACTCGACCGCGGCCTGCTTCGACAGAAGCACCGACCGCGACGATGTCTCCGCCCACGACATGATCGTCTGCTGCGACGAGCCGAACACCTGCTCCGACTTCGACACGGACTCGTTCAGGTCGGATGCAGCATCGGTCGAGTCCTTGAGGAACGAGAGGACAGCCGCGCCACCGAGACCGATCCCGAGGGTCCCGAGGACGTTCCTGGCGGAGCCGAGGACGGTGACGAGTCCCTGGCCGGAAGTCGTCGCGTGCGCGAGGGTCGACCCGGCTGCCTCGGCGCCTGCTGCCGTCGCGAGACCTGCGGACTGGCCCTGTTGCGCGACGTTCCCGAGGGTCTCGCCGAGGACTTGCGACGCAACGATGGACTCTTGCAGCCCGGAACTCTCGACGCTGAGCGCCACGTTCTTGTCGGCCGCCGCGACGGCTGCGTCGATCGCGCCGGTCACGGACCCGGCTTCGCCGGTCACCGTGACAGCCGAATCGGCCGCCTCGACCGCTCCCGTGACCGACCCGGTGACATCCGACGCGTCGGCGGTCACCGCGACATCCGTGTCGGCTGCGTCGACCGCGCCGGTTACGGAACCCGTAACGTCGCTCGCGTCGCCTGTGACCGCGACCTCGGTATCCGCCGCGTCGATCGACCGGTCAACAGACCGCGTGACCTGCGACGCGTCAGCGGTGATGCTCAGCTTCGTAGCGGCGTCGAGTTGCTTCTCGACATCCTTCCGGATCGCCTCGACCTGCTTCCGGGCGTCCCCGATGCCGAGGACGAGTTCGGCGGAGAGCTTGTCGACCATCTACTGCCCTCGCCGTGCGTTCGCGACCGCACGGCGCGCCGCTGGGCCGTGGCGTCGTTCCTGCCGGTTCGGGCGATGCTCCGCGAGAGCTTCGTCCGTCAGCGGGACAGCACGAACGGCTTCGACCTCATCGAGTCCGAGAAGCGCGACGAGTTTCGACAGAGGCATGGCGTCTACTGCGTCGGGCTCGATGGGGTAGCAGGCTCGGTACCAGGGGGCGAGGATTCCGCGGGCGCCGGTGAAGCGGCTTCCGTATCGTCGGTCGCGAGTACGAGCGGGACGGGACGCGCCGCGCCGCCGCCCGCCGGGGTCGTTGGTGTCGGGACGGGGTCGTCCCTTCCACCTAAAGGGGTTTCCCACACCTCGAGCAGCGCCGAGCAGGTCGCGACATGGAACGCTTCGACGGGCAAGTCATCGAGCGTGACGCGACGGTCACCGAGGACCTCGATCACGTTCATGAGCACCTGGGCGTACGGTGCCTTGTCCGGATCGAGCAGCAGATCGCGTCGGGCCTGCCGCCACCGGTCGCGTTCGTTCTCGTACACGCGGACGAGTTCCGCGAGTTGCAACGCCGGCATCGACTCATCGAACTCGGGGGCGGCCGGCTCCGGGCACTCTTCCTGCGTCCGCTGATCCGTGTCGCGCATCAGGACTCGCAGCTCGGCGTACTGCCGTGCCGTGGGTTCCCGGAGCCGGACAGACTCGCCCGCAGACGATCCCGGGTGGAGACGTAGGTCGATGGTGCCGTCGTGGTTGTCCGTGAGCATGGAGACCAAGGTCGAGCCGTTCTCTCCGGTCCTAACTGCCATGTGCTTGTGCTCCTCGATCGGGTGCGCCGATCGTACGCCCCACGACCTTGGCTACGAGGTCTCCGTCGCGCCGCCTCGGAGACGGAGCTCGACGGTCCACTCCACGCCGGCGATGCCGCCACTGACGCCGACGGGAGCGGCGCTGACGAACTCGACCTTCCGGTTCTGCGCGAGCGTGACGAGCGCGCGTGCCTTCGCGACTGCTTCGTCCTCGCCGTCGACAGGTACGGGTGGGATGCCGCACGAGAGACGCAGCAACGCTCGAGCTACGCACTCCGCAGCGGCGGCGAGCAGCGCGGCGTCGGTGTCCCACGTCGCGTCCTCAAGCGTGATCCCTCCCGAGTCGGCCTGCGCGAGCTTCCAGCAGATGACCCACCGGGCGTGCAGGTACACGGACGGGACACCCTGACAGGGGTCCCGGGTCGAGCCGGGAAGCATCGTGTCCCACCAGACGGAAAGGATGCCCGTGTCGGTACCGTCGCAGGAGATGTCGTCGGGCACGCCGTGGCCGTGGTACCGGAGCACTCGTGACGGCTCCGGCGCACCGCACCCGTTCACGAGGGTATCCCCGATCAACTCGGCGTAGGCCGTGAGTGCAGCGTCGAGACTCACCCTCCGCCTGCCTCGACACGGCGGACGATCTGCGGCCAGTCCGCGACGGTGCGTTGCCAGAACCGGGTCGGGGGCGTTCCGCGGACGGAACGGGCGAACACGACGCCACCCGCGGCCGGCCAGTCGAACACGAGGACGCCATCAGCGCGGCGGGGAGTGATCGGGCGTCCCTCGGGCCCGTAGATGCCGGTCCCTCGGTCCTGGTAGACGCCGTGCTCAGCGCCGACTTCGACGGTCGTCCGGAAGGTGCTCCCCGCCTTGTAGACCGGACCCGCCTCGATCGAGTCCGCGAGCTCGTTCGTGCGGCGCGACGCGCGACCGCGCGCCGTGCGGACGAACAGCGACGAGCAGCGGTCGAGCATCCCGCTACCCATCCGATCGAGTGACGCGTAGACCCCTTCGACGCGGACGGTCGTTGGCATCAGCCGAGCTTTCCGGCTCGTTGCCGAGAGATCGGCGTACCCATCCCCGGGGCGACGACACGACCCGCCTTCGATGCTTTCAGGGCGAGGTCAACGAGGTAGACGCCGGTACGTCCCTCGTCGATGAACTTCTGCGAGTCGAGGATCGTGTACGTGACCTGCTCCCTGGTGATGACGGTGACGCGCTGCGGGAGGTCGCACTTCTGGCCGAGGGCCGACTTCGCCATCTCGAGTACGAACCGGGCGCATGCTTCGCGTAGCTCGACCGGGGGCATCCGGCCGTATGCCCAGGTGATCGCGAAGTCGTCGGGGTTCGTGAGAGACGCGCACGACGGCCAGGTGCCGTTGAGTCGCTCGAGGAACCTCCGGTCTCGGAGGACGTACTCATCGGCGTCGAGGGTGTCGCCGTCGATGACGACGTCCCAGACTCCCCAGACGGGCCAGCGGGTCCCGAGGTCGATCGAGTTCCGGTCGGAGCAGCAGCATCGCGGTGTCACGCACCCGGAGCATGTGGAGCAGATCAGTCGCGTTCCTTGGCCGATGCCGGGGTACCGGCGTCCGTCGAGAGACCAGAGGATGCCGGTCGCGATGTCGAGGAGTCGTTCCCGGACCGCCGGGGCAAGCGCCGAGAGATCCGTCGTGGAGAGGGCGACGACATCGTCCCACTCGCACCAGGGAGCGAACGGTCCACCCGCGCGGGACGCTGGACCGACGAGAAGGATGTGGGATTGCCGGACCTCGTCGCTGCCGACGGTGCCGACGGCAAGGACCCGTGTCGCTCCCTCCGCGAGGGTGACGTAGTCGAACGTCCAGACGTCATCAACGGTGCCGTCGCCGCTTGACGAGCCGGCCATGTCGGCCTTGGTCTTGCTCGTGACGGTCCCGTCGGCAGCGGTGATCGTCAGGACGATCGTCGACGGTTCTGCTGGTCCGCCGTCAGCGTCGTACCAGCCGGTGACGACCGGGACGGTCTCGCCTACGTCGATGATCTGCACGAGGTCACCTTCCTGGTCGCCGGAATCCTACGTGTGCTCCTGCACCCTTCGCAGGATGGACCGTCGCGCCCGAGCGCGTCGTGGTGATCGTGGCGCCGCTGCCGTCGTCGTCTCGGTCGAGGTCGATCGTCGCGCCGGCGCGGTCTCCGTCGTTGATCGTCACGCTCGCGGCAGGGCCGGTGCTGATCGTCACCCCGCGGAGCTTCACGAGAGACACCACGGCGGGGAGCAGCGGTCGAGCTGACCAGACAGCGAGCGCGGCGACGAGGATGACGGTCTCGGTGCCCGTCAGAGGCACAACCGGCCGCGCGGACCACCCCGCGGACGCGGGGACGAGCTCGACGCGATCTGGGGCAGTCGGGGCGAGGAGCACGGCAACCCACGCCGCTGCTGCCGGGACGAGCACGAGTGCTAGGACTGCCGTCGGAGAGACGCTCTCTGCGGACCAGGACGCCACCGCGGCGGCGAGGACCGCTGTCGGTGCCCCGGAGGACGGAGAGAGGCTCTGCGCCGTCCAGGCGGCTACTGCGGCGGCGAGAGCGACGGTGCTTCCTGCTCCGGTTGGCGTGAGGCTCGCGGCTGACCATGCGGCAAGCGCCGGTACGAGATCGAGATGGATCGCGGTCGAAGGGTCGAAGGTCCCCGCGGACCAGGACGCGAGCGCCGCGACGAGGTCGACCGTCACGGCGGCACCAGCCGGGGAGAGACTCGAGGCTGACCAGGCCGCTGACGCCGCGACGAGAGTTACAGACGCCGCGTCCGTAGCCGGAGACGCCGCCCGCGCTGACCACGCCGCGGTCGCGGGGAAGAGCGTCGCGGTCGCTCCGGCGAGGGCTGGCGCGAGTGTCCGGGCTGACCACGCCGCGGTCGCGGCGATGATGTCGACCGTCGCCGGGTTCGTTGCCGTGACCGGCAGCGCGGACCACGCCGCGAGCGCCGGCACGAGCGTCGCGGTCGGCGCGGCTCCGGTCGGCGTGATCGGCCGCGCTGTCCACGCGGCGGGCGCCGCGGTCAGGGTCGCGGTGCCGGGATTCGACAGAGCGACTGGCCGCGACGACCACGCCGCGACCGCGGCGACGAGCGTCGCGGTCTGCGCGGCGGTACTCGGAGATGGGGCACGCGCGGACCATGCCGCGGTCGCGGGAACGAGCGTGACGGTCTGCGGCCCCGGTGGCGCCAGCGGACCGAGCAGTAACGCCGCGGGGTTGACCGCGGGTGCCTTGTAGAGGAACCCGACGACTGCCTGCGACCAGTCCGACGTGGCGTCGTCGGCGCTCGTCGCCCATGACGCGGTGCCGTTCGTGTCCCCGACGTTGGTCAGGTAGGTGTACGCGGCCATGACGTGCGCTCGGAGTCCCGCGCCGCCCGTCGCGTTCACGCCGGTTCCGAGGCCGGTCAGTCCCGTGGGTGCGCCGCCCGTCTTGGCCGCGGTCGCGGCGTTCATCGACAGGGCGAGGAAGTTCAGGCAGATCGCGTGACCGCCCGCGGCCGTCTTGCCGAGCACCTGCGGCGTCGCGTCGTTGAGGCCGTTCGTGCCGCCCGACCCGCCCGAGAGGCCGTCCGTGCCGCGAAACGGGGTCGTATCGCGCACGACGACGAACACCGTGCAGCAGTTGACGGACGACGCGGCGTCGGAGAACGTCCACACCCAGGACGCCCACGCGGTCTGCGCGTTGCGGGGGTCCTCGACCTGATACACGTCGATCGTCCACGACCGAGCGTTGACCGTGCCGGTGCTCGACGCGGCCAGCGTGCCCCATCCCGCGGGAGAGGTGATCGTGACGTTCGCAGCGCGGAAGATGAACGCCACGATCTTGTCGCCGCGGCGCAGGTCTTGCGGCCGACGGCCGACGTTGCCGTCGAGTCCGATGCCGTTCGCGCCGAGGTTCGTCGCTCCCGAGTATCCGAAGTCAACGATGCGGGGGAACACGCCCGCCGCCTACGTGATCTGGAAGCCGGAGACGCGGACGTGCAAGTCGTCCGCCGCTGCGAACTGATTGTGGTTCCCGCGGCACACGAGGTCGAGGAACAGGTCGTCGTGACCCGACCCGGATCGGAACGGCACCCACAGGTTCGACACGGACGCAGCGCGGATGCCGCCGAAGTCCGTCAACGCCGGGAAGATGACGACCCCGCCGGCGATGAGCTTCACCATGTCGGCGTCGGACCACGCCGCGGCCGCGTTGTCGGCCGCGGGTGTCGTCGAGTCGGAGAAGATGTGAAGGTCCGCCGCGACGACCACGTCACCGTCATCGAATACCGATACGCCGGTGATGACGCCGTACCCGTTGTTCGCGCCAGCGACGGTCGCGAGGGTTTTCTCGGCGCCGTACTGGTCGCCCGCGGTGTACGGCGTCGCTCCCGTCGTGAGTCCCGTCCAGTCGACGGTGAGGTCGAACGGCGTGAACGTCGCCACGGACTACCCGACCTTGATCGGGCTACCGCACGTCGGGCACACAGCGACTTGATGCTCGACAGGGTCGTCATCGACGATCACACGGTTGTACGTCGGCTCCCACGACGGGTTCGGCCGCCCGACGAGTTCGTCCCACTGGTCACGGGTCAGCGACGCGCCCGAGGCCGACAACTGGTCGGCCATCGTCGGGTGCTGCCCGCGCTCGTCGATGACGGCCGCGTCGTACGACGCCTGCGACACCCGCGTGTGAACTTCCGCCTCGAACGGCCCATCGACCGGGCACTCGTAGGTTCCCATCAGGTCAACCTCAGAACGTCACTCGGGGTCGCGACCGTGAGCGGCTGCCCGTTCGTCACGACCGGGAAGCCCGCATCGTGGTACGAGATCAGCCATCGTGTCGCGTCCGTGCCGCCCCCTTCGTCGTAGACGACCGCTGCGACCGCGGAACCGTCCGTGCCGGCAGGGACACCGAGGTTCGTGAACACCACGTCGTTCGCGTCGAGGTTCGCCCGGTTGTTGGTGTCGTCCTCCGTGACCGACTCGCCCGTGAGCGCGACCCGGGCGTAGTTCGTCGCGATCATCTCCGCGACGGACCCGACCGCGAGCAAGTCCGCGACCGAGTTCAGGTCCGGGTCGTACGCTCCCGCGGCCGTCGACTCGAGCAGCAGCATGCGCGGGTCGCCCGAGTCCCAATCCGTCAGCCCTGACGCGCTCCGGAACTTGAAGCGGTTGTAGACCGTCTCGTTCGCCACGCCAACCTCCTAGCTCGCCCCGGCGTCGGGCGCAGGTGGCTACGAGTGCGGCAGCGGGACGTACCCGACGGGCGCCGGGCAGATCGGCAGGGCGTCGTCCCCGAAGTCGAAGTAGCAGTAGTCCCCGACATCCTCCGTGAGGAAGAAATCGTTGAAGGGGCCGTTCCCGATGTTCGGGTTCGACTGCGAGTAGCCCGAGTACACGGGGAGGGACACGTCGTCCTCTCGGGTGTACCCGGCAGGGGAGAGGAAGCACCTCGGGAGCACGACCCGCTGGTACGGGTACGGCTCGGCCGGCTGGTCGCAGTCCTGCAACTCGGACCACAGTTCGAGGCAGACGGCGCCGCGCTGCTCGCCCGTGCCGCAACCTGCGGCGGGACGGATGCCGCGACCGGTCGAGTTCCCGCCCGTGTCGGTCAGCAGGTCGGCCTGACCGCCGAGGAGGATCTCGGTGAGGCGCGCGTCGTCGCGGCAGAGCGTGAGCGTGAACGTCGTCCACTTCACGTCGTCGGGACGCTTGCGGTTCACGCACGGGTTGCCCGCCGCGTCGCGACGGAAGATGCTCGACCCTTCCTCCGTCTCGAAATCGTGCTCGAACGTCGAGACACCACCGCAGACGACGAACCCGCCCGTCGCGTTGAAGTAGTCGGGGGTTCCGTCGGTACGAAGCCGGCCGACGCGGACGGCGTTCACGCCGATGATGGATTCCATGTCACGACCTCCGGGTCGAGCTCGGCCGACGGAATGTCGACTGCTTCTGGAAGTGCCGCACGACCGGAGGTCGCGGCGGTAGCGCGCGTGCCGGTGCCGCCGCGGGCGACCTCGGCACCGAGGGAGTCCCCTTGCAGGGGCACGGCGACATCAGGACGCCGCCAGGGACACGGGAGTGATCGCTCGAGCGGCGAACACGGGGCAGGGATCGAACCGGACGATCGCCGGGCGTTCCGCGAGGACTTCCGTCACGTTCCGGCGAAGCTCCGCCGCGGTGACCGCCTCCTCGGGCAGGAACGGGTCCGCGAGGGCGTACTCGACCGGACCCGAGACGTAGACCCAGACCTCGTCATCCGCGGTGCCCTGGTACTCGACGGGGTCTGCCTCGGGGTCGAGCGCGGGGCCGAACCCGTCGGGACCTTCGGTGCTCTCCCCGAACGGGTACCCCGGCCCGGGTGAGACAACCGACCCGAGCGGGCCGCGGTAGACGCTCCCCTCGAGACGAGCGACGACGGACCCGCCGGGGACGCCGCCGAGAGCGCCCGTGAGCATCACGGACGGGATATGCAGGGTCGCTCCGCCGGCGCCGCCTGTCGCGGTCTCGTACCGGGCGAGAAGGACCGCGACCGCGTCATCGAGGTCGACGGCGCTTCCACCGGGCGAGATGTCCGTCGCGACGCGTCGCAACGTCGGCTGCTCGGCCGAGTCGGGGAGTCCTTCACCCATCCAGAGCGCGCGAGCGAACCGGAACGCCGACTTCGCTTCCACCGTGACGCGTGCCTGCCGCTCGAGCTCGTCTCGATCGAGTCGGAAGTCGCACGAGAGCGGGACGTAGATCATGAACGGCCACGCCTTGACCGCACCGTCACCGTTGACGGGGAGGTCCTTCTCGGCGTCGCCTTCCGGGCACCACGGCCACGAACTCGCCGGCTGACACGAGATGTCCTCCCAGGACACACCCGACCGCCACGACGCACGCGACGGGGTGACCGTGTTCGGCAAGTCGCTCGGCCCCGGCAGATCGACCGGCGCGTCGGCTTGGGTGCCGAACCCGTCGGCGGACCGGTCCCGAGCAACGGTGAGGATGCTCGGGACCGGAGGCTGCGTCTCGATCGGTGCGACTGGCTGCACCGGCTCTCCTCCCTCGCTACCGCGTACTCGTGGACCGGACCGTCGTCGGACGCGTCTCCGCTAGGAGATGCAGCCCTGCGGCTCGAGGAGGCCCGCACGGGACCCGTCGGCGCAGAGCGTGACGTCGAGGCTGAACCACGGGTTCGGACCCTGCTTCGCGAGGAACAGGAACTCCTCGGTGAAGTATTGGGTCTTGTTCATCCGCAGGAGCCGCGAGTCGGTCGTGGTCCCCGTGTTGATCTGCCCCGACTCGGAGTAGAGGGCGTCGGCCGGGTCGACGAGACGCACGCGGTACGTGCCGTCGAGGTTCGGCAGGTCGCCCGGTGCCGCACCCACCGGAGGCAGGACGGGGAACGGGAGGCCGGGCTCGCCAGCCGCGGACGCGTCGAGGGACATGACCACGTCGCTGACGCCGACGACTCGCTCGCGGATGTACTCGAGCGCCCCCGTCACGTCCGTCTCGTAGCCACGCGACGCGAGGTCGATCGTCAGGAGCGCCACGGCACCCGGCGGGATGATCGCCGTGTACCGGGTCTCGTCGATCCGGTTCGCGAACGTCCCCTGTGCCATCGCCGTGTTCAGCGCACGGATCAGCGTCGGCGCTGCTCCGTAGTACCCGTCGACCGAGTAGCGGTGTGACAGGGCGTCGATGCGTTGCAGCACCCGAGCTTCCTTCGTCCGCGCTCGGAGCGCCGCGAGGGCGTTCATGAGGTTGGCGACGTTCTCGGGGTTGCTCATCTCGGTCGTGATGTCCCAGATGAGGCAGGCGGTCACGGCTTCTGCCTTGATCTCCTCGGGCGTCGGGCACTCGATCTCGACACACGGCTTCCACGTGTCGGCGTCGTCGGCGTCCACCGCGGCCTGGTCCGTCTCGTCCCAGAGCGCCACGGCACCCGCGACGGCCGAGAGCTCGACCGAACGGAGGAACTGGAAGGCGAGCCGACCAGCCGGCCGTGCGGGGAAGATGCCCGTCACCGGCTCCGAGGTTCCGAACCCGTCGGGGATGTCCCGGATGATGTCGAACGGCCCGCAGATCGTCGCCATGCGGGCGACGTCACCGGCCGCGCGAGCAGCCATGAACTCCTCGCGGGTCTCCCGGATCAGGCGGGAGTTGTGCTCGACCGAACCGCGACCGAGGAGGTCCGGCAGGTCGATCGCCGTACCGAGTTCCTCGAACGGCTGCACCGACGCGAGGACGGTCCGCGCCTTCGACCGCTTCGTCCGGTCGAACGCCTCACCGAGGTCCGCGAGGGACATCTCGCCGCCGACCTGCGACCGGTTCGATGACACGGCAGCGACGAGCGGCACACGGTGCCGGGGACGGCCGGCCGACGCCTGCTGCGCCGCCGCGGACTGCGCGCCACGCGCTGCGGCGACCGCCGCGGCCGAGGGACGCGCGGGCGTCACGGACGCGACCGGCACCGGAGGCGACGGGAGCGGCGTCTCTGCCGCGATCTCCTCCGCGAGGCTGGTCGCACCCTCGGTGATGCGCTGCTGGTCCGCGATCCGACGGTTCACCTCTTCGAGGATGCGCGCCCGGTCGGCCTGGTACCGCTGGACCCGCTCGAGATCGGCGTCGGTGCGGACACCCGCTCCGATGAGCTCGTCGCGTGCCTCACCGAGCGCGTTGTGCAAGCTCGTGAGGTCGTCGCCGTCGAGGGACGCCAGGTCCTCGGGGGCCGACGGCCCCTGGTCGCCCTCGTCACCGAGGTCGCCCTCGTTGCCTGCGGCGTCGGCGCCCGGAGCGCCTTCGGGGACGCCGGGCGCGTCACCCGCGCCGTCGTCGCCCTCCGCGGGCGGCGTCACCGGCAGGTCGTCGCCGTCGCCGCCGCGGATGCCGCCCGCAGCCTGGATGGCGGAGAACTGTGCGCGGCCCCGGTCGGAGAGACCACTCAGAAGGACTTGCGTCTCGTCGTACATCTCGGGCGTCTCCCGGTTCCTGCGGCAAGATGGCCGCGGCTTCGACTTGGGGACCGCCCGCTCGATGGCGAGACGTTCGTACCGCTACCCGTCGCACAAGGGCGATCGGGGTGACTTCTCGTTCTGCGGCGGGACGATAGCACGCTCCGCCGCGGAGTGGTGGACCCCGCCTACGTCGCGGCGGGGATGGTCGGCAGTGCCGGCTCTTCGGCCACGAGTGCGGCGGCCGCAGCTTCGAGCCGCGCTGCCTCCGACTCGATGAGTTGCGAGGCGAAGTCCTCGAGCGCCGCGACGCGTTCCACGAGGCCATCGAACTCCTCGCGGGTGACCGCACCATCGGCCGGAGCGTCCTCGGTCGGGGGGACCGCCTCGGGTGGTACGGCATCCTCGGGAGCGGCCGTGACCGCACCGTCGGACGCGGCAGCGACGGCCGCCGCGGCAGCTTCCGGCGTCGGAGCACTCTCGGCGCCGATCGGTACCTCGAGTTCCGTGCCGTCCGGGAATGTGACCTTCGCGTTGCCCATCTCGGGTTCCTCCCTGACGATCCGGGTTCCGCCGGGGAGGGTAGCGGACCACCCTCGCGGCGTGGTGGACGCCGCTCGTACCCGGATGGGTGCAGCGACGACGAGCTCGTGCTCCGGCCCCGCGCGGAGACCTTCGGCGGACGCGACGCGGAGTCCAGCGGTCGGAAGTGGGAGACCCGGGCGGGTCACCAGCGTCGGGCCGACGCAGTCGTACCCGTCGGCTTCACGCACGGCCGCGGCGGAGACCCCGTTCGCCTTCCACCAGCCTGGCCCGAAGTCCGGGCGCCAGTCTCCGGAGAGGGAGCACCGTCGGAGCAACGCCACGTCACCGTAGGTGAGGCCAGGGACAAGGGCGCCGGCGACCCACCCGCCGCGTTCGTCGTCTCCGGCGAGACAGACGATCATCTGCGCGTCGGGGTCGGCGTAGTGCTTCTGCGCCTGCTGCCAGTTGATCCACGGCGATGCGTGCCCGTGCGTGTTCCCGATCACCCCGCAGCGGAGTAGGAGACCCCCCTCGAGGACTACGTCGTTCTGGTGGAACGCGGCGTAGCCCGTCGGGGACGGCTTCGGGCAGGCGTCCGGCATGTGGACGATGCACTGCCCCTTCTCGTAGAACCAGCCGCCGATACGTCCCTCGTCCGTGACCGTGAGCTTGAGGATCGGTGGGGCGCCGGGTACGTCCTGCCTGTCCGACCCGAGACCCTGCTCTTCGCGGTATGCGGCGACCCACGTCGGCGGAGTGAACCACTCGGCCGGCGGATACTCCGGGGTCGGGAACGGCTCATCGAACGGTGCTGTCGCCATCGCGAGCCGGGTACGAGCGGCAGCGAAACGCGCAGACGCCGCCGCAGTCCGCGAGGACGACGGCGGCGTCTGGCATCCGCAGCTTGGGCCCGTGTCCACGACGGGAGCGTAGACCCTCGACTACGGCGCGCTCCGGAACTTTGGGTTCAGTCGTTGTACACGGCTCGCTCTGATGGCTCGGGGGTAATCAGGGTCCTTCGGCTCGCTCTGCTCAGTCGGGGTGATCCGGTTCTTCGGCTCGCTCTCACACGACACGGGATACGTCCTCTTGGGCGGCTCGCTCACACAGGTCGGGGCGATTCTGCTTGGTCGGCTCGCTCAACGACAGCGGGATAGGTTCGTTGGTACGGCTCGCTCGTTCGACAACGGGACGGATCGAGTTCTGCGGCTCGCTCACCACTTCCGGTGCGGGTCGAGAAGTACGGCTCGCTCTCGCATGACGGGGTTGGTCGCTTCGTACGGCTCGCTCCTACGACTCTGGGGTTGGTCCGCTTGTACGGCTCGCTCGGACAACTCGGGGTTGATCTTCACGTTCGGCTCGCTCGCGCGTTTCGGGGTGGGGTCGCGTTTTCTCGGCTCGCTCTTGAAGTTCGGGGTGCTTCTACTCGGCGGCTATCCGAACAGTCGACGAGCGAGACGCCCGGTGAGTTTCCCGTAGAGACGACGCGCGATCCGCCGGCCGATACGACCCCGACGAATCGCCTTGTAGTCGTTCCACAGGCGGAGTCCCGCGTAGACGTTCGACTGCACGCTCATGGTCGCACGTCCCCCGTGGACAGCATCACTCCGAGCGTGACGAACGCGGTCAACACGGCGACCGCGAGCGCGAGACCGACGATCTGCCAGCCGGTCATGCCGGGCGCGCGATCCGGTGGGCATGTCCGAGGTGCTCAATCGCGTACGGCACCGGAGCGGCCGTCCCGTAGTGCGCCTCGTACAGAACCTCGTGTAAGTGCGAGAGGAAGAGCTTCGTCGCGTACCGGCGGGCACGCTGGTCGAGTTGCCCGGGTGCGAGATGCCCCGACTCGAGCGTGCGACGCAACGTCGGGTCCGTGATCCTCTGACGCTCCAACTTCGTGGCGGCCGCCGCGGCGTTCCCGCCCGCGAGGTCACGGTCGACCTCGTATTGCTTCCGGTCGCGGTAGACCTTCCCGTAGAACGCGTCGTCTCGACCGCTGACCTTCACGAACGACGCGCCGATCTTCCATGCGAGTACCTTCGCCTCGGCGTTCCACGGACGTTTCTCGCCCTTGCCCCACGTCACGGAGGGATCGAGGCCGAAGAACCGCCAGATGGACCCGAACGTCGGTGCCTTCGTGATGTCGATGTGCGCGACGCATCCCGCGGCGAGGATCGCGCCGATACCGACCTGTGACCTCGCCCACGTCGCGCCCGCGTCGGACGCAGTCCAAGCGTCGAGCGCGGACGTGACCTGCCGTTCGATCGTCGCGAGTTGCGCGTGGAAGTGGTCGAGCAACGCCGTGGGTCGCTCCGCGCGGGCGAGGGCGCTGGACTGGTTCCCGAGAGCGATGCGGTGCTCCTGCACCCTGTAGTAGAGGTCAACGAGTCCGTGGACTTCGTCTCTGCCGAGATCCGACGCGATCGACCGCACGTCGCGTGCGAGTCGATCCAGCGCCGAGAGCTCGACTGGTTGGTCTAACGTCGTCACGTTGCTCCTCCTCGATCGAGGTTGCGACCACGCCCCCCGGACGTTCTCGAGCGTCGCGGGGGGCTTCTCGTTGGTACGCGAACTATACACGGATGAGCGTCGTACCCCCGGACGATGATGCAGAGACCGGGCCGGGGCACGGTTGCCGGGGTCTCCCTGATCAAGAGTCCCTCGGGGGTTCGACTCCCCTCCGGTCCACCATCGCTCTAGGCTCTAGGGGCTAGAGGAACGGTCCCGACCTCGCGTCGGGTGGTGGACCCCCGCCGGTAACCCCGGCCCTGCGTACAGCGGCGACAGGACGGCTCCGGCTGATCACCGGAGCCGTCGCCGCGTCATACGTCGGGAGGCGGGTTCGACCGTTCCTCTTCTGCCGCGAGATGCGCGTCGAGGCGCTGACGGAGCGCGATGACTTCGATCGCCGTGTCCTCTGCCATACCCGACGCGACCGCGGCGTTCGTCGCTGCTGACGCTGCGAGCGTCCGGGTCTCGTCAGCGATCGCCGCAGCGTGAACCGCTTCGGTGCGGGCATCGGTCGCTGCCGCCGCCGCGGTGTCGGCCTTCCGGTCGATGCTGTCGACCACGTCCCGGAGCGACCCGCCGTGGTTCGGGCGGAACTCCGCCGCGATGTCCTGCAAGGCGGGGGCGACTTCCGCGATCGCGGCGAGGACGGGAGCGTCATCGAGAAGCTGGTTCGCGACCGTGATCGTGTCCGCGAGTCGGTTCACGGCTCGGATCGAGGGACGTATCGCCTTCCGCCAGATCGTCCAGAGCGACCCGACCACGAGCGCGGTGACGACGACTGCGTCGACCCATGCGATGTGAGTCACCGGACGATCTCCATGCCCTCGACCTCCGCTCGCGTGAATCCACGGCGGAGCGTAGTGGTGACCGAGCTACTCGGTGGGGACGCTCCGACCCACGCGTCGGACAACCTCGGGTCGTTCCGCGCGGCGACCCGGGTACGTGACGCGACCCGGGCGAGGGGTCTCGACCGCGACGCACATCGTTGACCAGACGAGGTCGAGCGCGGACGTGTCGCTGCCGATGAATCGTCGTGCGTGTCGCGCGTTGTCGGGATGGTTCAGGATCGACGGTCCCTGCCGGTGATCCACCAGTGACGGCAACGAGTACCGCGCCGTCATGCCGGTCACGCGCATGGCAACGGAGAGACGGAAGTCGTACTCCGCGGGTCGCGCGCGGTCAGCGGCGTGAACGAGCGCGTCGAGTGCTGCGACGGGAAACGCGGTGCCGACCCCCCACATCAGCCGTTCGGAGAGCACCCATGACGCGCCGGCGCGTTCCGCTGCCGTGACTGCCCGTTCGACGGCGGCACCGTAGGGTCGAACGGCTCCGAGATAGAGGCCGATGACTTCGCTCTCCGTGTGACGCGCTGCGAGGTGAGCGACAGACGCGCGGAAGTCGCCGCAGACGATCGCGTCGTCCTGTACGACGACGTGCCACTCGGCGGACGGGTCGTACGCGAGTAACGCCCGCCGGCCGGTCTCCCACTCGCGGTTCTCCTGATCCCAGGCGACCTCGACGTGCCCACCGATCGACGCGAGGAGGTCCTCGACCATCGCAGCTCGTCGTGGGTGTGCCATCACCGCGACTGAGACCTTCGGGGGGGCAAGCGGCGTGAGGGACCGGTCGCGAACGACGCGACGCATCGCGGCCGGGATACCCGACGCGTCGAGGTACGCGGCGGCGACGAGCTCGTTCTCGCGGCTTGCCCGGTGTCCCGTCCGTCGTGGCATCGGCGGATGCCAGAGGTGGATCATCGGGGCACGGAACCGGACGCACGGGCCGGCCAGCGTGTCGAGCGCGCGAGCAAAAGAGATGTCCTCGCCGCCCCACTCGGTGAACCGCGGGTCGATCCCGCCGGAGAGATCGAAGCTTGCACGGGAGCAGACCACGATCCCGCCGCCAGCAGGTCCGATGGTGCCGTTCTGCTCAGCTAGGGGCAACCGGACCGGGCGGGGAGTCGGGTCGAACTTCCCGGCGTACAGGGACGCCGTCGTCTCGGCGGAGAGACGGAACACCTCTCGGTGCGGCTGCGACCAGGCGGCGCCGTCTGCAACGGCCGAGACGCAGCGGTCGAGGGCTTCCGCAGCGACGTAGAGGTCGGCGTCCGCGATCACGAAGATGTCGCCCGTCGCGCGAGCTACTGCGGCGTCGACAGCGGAACCCTTCGACCAGGGACCGTCCGTGCCGCCATCAACGACGAGTTCCCACTCGGGGTGCTCGGCCTGGTAGCGGCTCCGGACGTACTCCCAGGCGCGGTCGCGGTGCGGGTCACCTGACCGGAAGGGAACGACGAGCGAGACCGTCACAGGCGGACGATGCGGACGATGTGCTCTGCGTCGTACGCGCAGCGGGTCCCTTCGACGCGCTCGACCTTGGCGTCCATCCCCGGCTCGAGCCGGTCGAGGAGGTCCTCGATCCGGAACGCGATCACGGGCACGTCTCGGAAGTCCGGCTCCGTCATCAGGACCTCGGTCCGTTCGACCAGCGGCGTGAAGAGCACGACGCAGAGCCGCCGGGAGAAGCTCTTCACCGCGTTGTCGAGGATCGTCTCCCACTCGTAGGAGTGCTCGAGGACGTGGCGGAGGAGGATGCACGTCGCGTCGCTCTGGTACGCCGCGAGATCCGTGACGATGTCGGCGTGCGGGGTATGTGACCCGTCGATGCCGCGGTACTGCTGGTCGGCGCGGACGAACGGCCGGAGCGCACCGCCGCCGCATCCCCAATCCTCGATGAGCGCGCCGGGTCCGATTTCCGCGAACCACTCGCCGGCCATGCGGTACGTGACGGGGTCGCCGTAGAGGAACGGCCGGTTCGGGTCGAGGTCGGCGTAGAGCTCGTCCCACGCTCCGACGTTCTGCACGGTCGGCTGATCGGTCACCTGCCCTCCACGAAGGTTGTCGTCCGGTCCCCGACGTAGTCCGGCGGGGGGTCCTCGGTGTAGTAGTACGCCGCGAGCGACCGGCGGGGGACGACCGGCCGTTCCCACGGGTTCGGATGGCCGTGGAGCGTGTCATGCGCCGTCCGGAAGATCACGAGCCGGTTGTGCAACGGATCGACGCGGAGACCGGTCGGGGTACCTGCTCGCTCGAGCACGAGCTCGCCGCCGTCGCCTGGCTTCCAGCCCTCGTTCAGGAAGAGAAGGACGTTCAGACGGCGGTAGAGACCCCGGTTGGAGAAGTCGGTCGAGGAGTCCGTGTGAACGCCGAGGAACCCGCCCGCGAGCGTCAGGTGCAGCCCTCCTCCGACAAGGTCGGGGATCAGCGCCTCGATGCCGGTCAACTCGGAGAGAGCACCGACGAACGGCGCGCTCGTGAGGACCCGGAGAAGTCGTCCGCATCCGGGGACCTCGTACGCCTTCTCGTCGTCGTACTGCGCCTTCCTGACCTCGTGCGGGGCATCGAACCAGTGCCAGCGGGAATCGCTGGGGGGCGGGAACCAGACGAGGGCGTCATCGAGGTCGACAGGGTCGAACCAGTCGTCCACGATCGCGTGCGGGAACGGCTCCGCCGAGGCGAACGCGGCGGGGTCGCTGAACGGGGCACGGAAGTCCACGGGCTCTCTCCTATTAGAACTAATAGCTACCGGTCGGTGCCGGGGACGTGAGGGTGGATCGTCAACCACCGGTTGCCGAGCAGTACCTCGCCAGCAGCGGTCGGGCTGCCGACTTCCCGCGCGCCCGAGCGCGACCGGGAGAAGTTCTGCGGCGCTCGCGCGACTCGCGAGCGGGTGCGGTGCTCGATCTGCCCGACGGGGAACACGGCCGGTCGGATACCGAGGCGACGAGCGACGACGGGGAACGAGAGTTGATCCTGCATCGACCAGCGGACGCACTCGTCCCACCATGCCTCCCCGAGCGGTATCGCGTCGCGGGTCCAGACGATCGTGCCGCACGCGTACAGCCCGCCGTGTTCCGGGTGTCCCTCGGCGCGATAGGACGCGACCTGCTCGAGCACGGGTTGGTCGGCGTACCGATCGTCGACGCTCTCGTACGTCAACGCCGCCTTCGCCTCCTCGTAGATGCAGTCCCGGCGGGGATGCGCCCAAGCTGCGACGGGACGCTCCTCGAGGGACGCGATCGCCTCCGCAGCGAAGCGGGGGTTCGTGACCTCCATCGACGCGTCGATCCAGATGGCGTACCTCGCGTCGTCGTCCCATTCTCCGACGCCGAACGGGTGCGTCTTGTACCACTTCGCCGCGAGGTTCCGATGCAACTCCGGGTTCGGGAACTGCTGGATCGTCGTCCACGGTGCCGGGGCGACCTCGTCGATGTCCGTGAAGTAGACCCACTCGACAGGGATCGACTGTTCGACCTGCGGCCACGCTCGGTCACGCCCGCCGTAGTTCGCCGTATACGCGCGGACGGTCACGGCATCTTCCGCTGCTTCGCTACCCCGGGTCGCTTCGCGAACACCTGCCGCCGCTGGTACCGCGGCTGATCCCCCCAGAGCGGCGCTCGGTCGGAGAAGAGCTTCCGGGAGAGCATCGACTTCGACCGGCCCCGCCGGTACGTCTCGTCGTCGGGCGCCTTGTTCCCCATCGGGTGAAGGTGCTCGACGTGGGCGTCGAACGCATGGCCGTACGCGCCGCGGTGGATCGCCGTCCTCACCAATTCATCGTCGCAGAATTCGTGGTAGTAGCCCTCGTGGTAGATGGCGCCGGGCTGATCGGAGACGGCGCAGCAGTCGGCGTACCAGCGGGCAACGAGGGAGTGCGTCGAGTGCTCGCCGGCGATCGTCCTCGGGTTCGTGTCATCGACGGTGCCGACGACGCCGACGCGTCGGCACTCGACGCATCCCACGGCCCGTGTCGTTGGGCACGCGAACGGTTGCTCGCCCTCGTAGTGACATACGTCGCCGTCCTGGCAGGGGCACGTCTCGTCGCCGTGTGGGCAGACCGTCAACGCGCGCGCGGCGTGGTACCAGCCGGGCGTGTAGCGAAGGTCGTCCGCTGCCGTGAAGATGAACGGCTCTGTCGTCGCCTGATACCCGGCGTTGATCTTCCGGGCGTAGTCGCCCTGTCCGCCGCCTGCTCCGGGGAGGAGGAGGTAGTCGACGTCGAGCAGGTCGTCGAGCGCGTCGATGACGACGCGGTCCTCGACGGACGCGACGAACAGGAAGTGCGCGGCCGGGACGGTATCGAGTGCCGACGTGAGCACGCGAGCGAGGTTCGTGGTGCGACGCCAGACCGGCGTCACGATGACGAGGTCTGAACCGTCGTGCGGCTCACTCATGGCGAAGGACGATCCAGTCGTGGGTTTCGATCGGGCACCACGAGCGGTAGAGGTCGCGGGCTTCGTGGTCGCGAATGATTCGGAGACCCGCAGCGCGCGCCGCGGCGCGGACCGTCATCTCGTGGAAGGTCACCGCACCGGGGTAGACCCACTCGTCTCGCGCGGTCTCGTCCGCGAAGTTGTCAACGAGGTTCACTGACGCCATCCCGAACGAGCCGTCATCTAGCCGGCGACTCATCGAGTCCATGAACTGCCCGAGTTGCTCGTGTGACGCGTGCGACAGGACCGAGTGCGAGAACACGAAGTCGTACTCGCCCGCGCCGAGGTCTCGTGCGTAGAAGTCTGTCGCGGTCGAGAACTTCGCTCCGCTGAGCCGCACGAGTTGGTCGAGGACGGAGTCGTCCGCGACGGCTGCCTCGCGGAGATGCGCGTTCGGGTCCACGCCGGCGTACGTGCCCGTGTCGAGGTAGACGAGCAGTGCCTTCGCGAGATGCAGCGTGCCGCAGCCGATCTCGAGGATCGTGCTTGACGGGGCAAGTCCCTGTCGGAGCAGCAGCACGAGTTGTGCGAGTCCCGACGTTGGGGTCGTCCCGACGTACGAGCGTGCGGCGTCGATCGCGGGTCCAGCGCGGTCAGTCACGACGCCATGCTCGTGGTCGTAGGTGCTCGTACACGGTCACAGCGACGGCGATGCACCAGGAACCGAGGTACCCGACGAACGGCTCGACGCGGCGACGGGAGGACCGGCATCCCACAGTGGCCGTCACTTACGCGGCGACGAGCACGATCGGGAGACCGGGGAACGCACGCTTCGCTCCGCGGCGGATGCCCTGACGGAACGAGTACCCGCCGTCGATCCCGCCGGGGACTGCCTCGACGACGTTCCCGCTCGTGTTGACCTTCTGGCCGAACCACCGGCCGTTCGCGTCCTGCCATATCTCGACGCGTGCCTGCTGACGGGGCATCGTTCCTCCCGAGGTGTCGCGGGTCGGGTCGGGTCGCTAGGACGACGCTACCCCGTTCGACGCGACCGTGCGGGGAGCGTTCCGGACCGCCGCGAGCGGACCGCTGCCGTGGTAGGAACGAACTCGGTCGGCCATCGCGGCGACAGCACGGTCGGGGTCATCGAGGTACGGCTTCGCTGCGTCGAGAAGTTCGGCGTGGGTGAGGAGACCACGGCCGGCGTCGGGGAAGTCCGACGGGCACGGCGAGTCGATCACGAGTTCGACCATGCGGCGCGCCTGACGGTTGTCGAGCGGGAGGAACTCCTCGATCAAGTCGGCACGTCCAGGGCGGATGAGCGCCGGGTCGAGCGCGTCGAGATCGTTCGTCGTCATGATCGTGATCAGCCCGTGTGGGGTCGCCATCCCGTCAAGGGCGTTCAGTAGCCCGGAGAGCGTCGCTCCCTTCCGGTTGTCGTCGCGGTCCGTGGCGGCCGACACCACGTCGATGTCCTCGAGGATGAGCACGGAGCGAGGGTCCACGGTCCCGAGGAGTTGCACGAGTCGGTCGTCGCCGTCGAGGTCGGAGAGCGTCACGAGGTGTACGTCGAGGCCGAAGTGCGAGGCGAGCGCCCCCGCGAGTGAGGTCTTGCCGCACCCCGGGGTTCCGTAGAAGAGGAGTCCGTGATGCCACGGGACCCCGACCCGGGCGTAGAGCGCCTCCGACGCGAGGAAGCGGGCGAGGTCAGCGACGATCCGGTCACGCTGCGCGTCGGGGAGGATCACGGAGTCGAGCGTGCGGGGGGCAAGTTCGCGGACGCGGGACCACTCGCCCCACCGGGTACCGATCCACATGCGGGGTCTGACGGTCTCGCCTGCGAGGACAGTCTCGGAGAGGCCGCGAAGGAACTTGAGGACAGCGTCGCGCGCGCCCTCGCCGTAGCACGTGAACGTGAGCTTCGTCATCGACCGGGACCAGCCCTCGTCATGCGAGTTCACCGTCAGGGAGAGTCCCTCCCCGAACGACGATTTCCGGTCGACCTTCACCGTGACGCGGTGACCACCGAGACGGACGACATGCGCGGTCTCGCCGTCGAACCCCGTGAGCATGGTCGGCGCTGCGACAGGGATCGGGTCGTACACCTGAGCGGGCGTCGGAGGCGCGGGCGAGTCAGACCCCGAGGCGGTCGCGGCTCGGCGGGTGCGGACCGTGACCGCACGTCGCGATCGAGGGCGGACCTCGTCCGTGAACCACTCGAGGAGCGGCTCGTAGAGCTCGTCCGTCGCCGGGACCGCGACCGTGTACGTCGCTCGCCCTCGTCCCCACTGGTACGCCTTGCGGCTGATCTCCCACGCGGCGAGACCGACGGTCAGCCCACGGGCTGCGCGTCGTGCCCGGGGGGAGCGTGCCGTGCCGAGCGCGTCCCGGAGCCACGGAAGGGGAGCGTTCGTGGACGGGACGCCTTGCTCGAGTGCCGCCATGCTTTCGTCCTCCTCGATCGAGTGCCCGAGTCTACGGGGCTACGGGCGTAGTACGCCCGTAACTCAGGCGAGCGCGTCGATGAGGGTCGAGAGGGTCGAGTCGACCTGCGCTATCTGCGCGCACGTGCAGCCGAGATGATCCGCCGGCTGGAAGAACGGCCACGTCCCCGGGTCCGGCCACGGACCCGGGTTCACGTACGCCGGGTCGGTCTCCGGGTTGTTCGTCCGGTGCCCCTCGAGGCGGAGGTGCGGGTCGAACGTCGTCTTGGGCGACGCGTAGAAGCCGTGGACCCAGACGTACTCCGTGGGTGCCTGCACGAGCCGGTCGCTGACCTTCGCGAGGCGTCCCGCTTCGCGAGTCCCGGCAGGCTTCGCGGTGGAGAGGATCACGTCGAGACGGACCGAGAGTTGCGACCGGATCGACGCGTCGAGCGGGATACGTCTCGTCGGTCGGAGTTCGGGCAGAAGGTCGGGGGATTCCCCGAGCGCGCCGAGAGCGGAACCCTCGGCGACGGCGAGCGTCGCGCCGACGATCGAGGCGGGGACCGCGCCGGAGACCTCGCCGGGGCCGTTCGGGTTCGCTGCGTCGGTGCCGGCGAGGATACGACCGCGGGCGAGGGCGAGCAGTGAGGCAGCGAGGAACATCGCGGCGGCTGCGGAGGTCTCGTCGTCCTCTGACGCTGCCCCGAGGGCAGACGGGTCGTACCCGGCGTCCTGAGCGACCTGACGTTGCTCCTCACGGGCGTACGCCAGCCATGCCGCTGCCTGCCCCTGGAACTCATCGAACGCTCCACGGAGAAGCTCGGCCTCCGTGATGCCGAGCGTCCCGAAGAACGGCCGGAGACCCTCGCCCTGCTCGAACGCTGCTCTCACGGACGCGGCGAGTCCCCGACCATGCTTGTTCGCTGCCTTCGTTCTCGCCCGTACCCCGGCCTGGTTGAGCGCCGCCGCGAACGCTGCTTCCGCCCCGCCGAGTAGTTGCCGAGCGACATCCCGGCGGACCCGAGCCAGGCGAGAGAGCGTCCGGCGTGCCGCGGTGACCTCGCGGCGTGCCTGCGACCCGACCGTCGAGACGGCTGCTGTCGCGGCCACGCTCGGCTGCTCGGGGGCATGCTCGACCCGAACGGACGCCGTCGCCGCCTTGCTACCGCCGAAAGGGACAGCGAGTACCTCGGGTCCCCAATGCACGCCGATGCCGGAGGCGTCGAACTCGACGGGGGTCTCGAGCGGACCGGACTCCGGTCCCTCGCCCTCCGGGTAGTACCCGAGCGTCATATGCGCCCGGAAGCCGTGATCGTCGCTGTAGGGGATCGACGCAGCGTCGAGGGCGACCCGGAGGCGAGAGGCGAGCTCAGGGACGGCAGGGCCGGAGTCCACGAGCGTGACCGGCTGCATCCCCTCCTCGTTCGGGGCGAACCTCTCGACGTGGGAGAGCGAGACGTGAATCGGACCCGTCTCGGCGGCCGCTTCCTGCGCCGCGGTGATGAGGGCGTCGTGGAGCGCCTGCGGAAGCTCGGCGGCTTCGCCGAGAACGAACGCGAGCGTCAGGTGCAGCCCCTCGGGGGGTTCACCGTCGGGGAGGGCGACCATCTGCGCCAGCTCGAGCGGTACGTCGATCGAGACCATGACGCCCGTGTCTGTCGGGTTCAGCGCCTCCGCGAGAAGCGTCGAGGACGCCGCAGCGCGCGCCGTGGCTGTCCCGTTCGTACGGATCGGTGCTGCACGCTGCCGGCGGTCGTAGAGATGCGGGAGCAGACCCCGGAGCATGTTCGCCGGGGTCGGTGGACCCGGCGGCGGTCCCTCGCTGACGTTCCCCGGTCCAGCAGGACCGTCGGGGGTGTTCACGTCGGGGGCGTCCGCCGTGGGGATCTCCCCGGCGAAGTTCGACAGGATCGCGGCGAGGCGTTCCAAGTCGTCTGGTCCCGCCAACGTGTCGGGATCGAAACCCATCTTCTCGAGCGCGGGCTTCGCTCCGAGGAGACCCGCCATCCAGGCGCGGAGCGCCTTCTCCGACTCGTCGGGCTGCTTGATGACCGGGTTCGCGTCGTACCCGACCCGGTACCGGCCGAGTTCCGCCTCGGAGACGCCACGGAGCCGGAGGAGGGGATGCAGGTACGTGACCGTGAGGTCCTGGTGCGTGACGCGGTCGAGGGTCGGCGCGACGGCTCCGAGGAACCGTTCCTTCGTCATCCACGCATTCCAGTGGTTCTCGTCCGACGACCCACCCGAGGTGATCAGGGCGGCGGGAGCATCGACGTCGCGGGCGAAGTCCATCATCGCTTCGGCCCGGTGCGCGATGCCCTGCTCATCGAGTGGCCGGCCGATCTCGACCCATTCCGGCTTGGCGCCGTCCCACCACATCATCGGCGGGACGACCGACTCGAGCATCTCGTCATCGAAGTCGGAGATGGACACGGCAGCCATTTCCTCGTACTGCCGGAGGAGGTCGGACTTCTTTTCCCGGTCGCCGTCGGTGACGTCCTCGTCGGACGCGTTCTCTGAGACGTGCGCTGCACCCGGCGTCCAGAACGCACCGTTCATCGCCAGGTAGTTGTGCGCCTGCCTGCCCGCGTACCGCGTGAACGCCACGTACCGGTCGAGGTCGTTCATCGCTGCGGTCATCGGGGAGACCGCGAGACCGAGGAAGTCCTCATCCGGCATCCAGAAGTGAACGACCTGCTCGAGCGGAACCTCGAACGCGAGTCCCTCCATGATCCGGCCCGTCGGGTGGAGCTTCACCGTCGCGAACCCGGGGCGAGGCTGGTTCCACTCGATCGCGGGGAGACCAACGACGAGCCACTCGGCCTGCCCATACGCGTTGTCGCGGTTCACGATCGCGCCTTCGCCGGGGACTTGGTACTGCCAGGTGTGCAGGCGGACGAGTTCGCTTGATCCCTGGCCGAGGGTCTCGTTCCGGTAGCCGTCCATTTCGCGGGCGAGTTCGGGCTTCTCGGTCTCGGCCCAGTCGCCGCGCGGGTCCTGCTCCTCGACGTGGAGCAGCACGCGCGACGCGGTCTGAGCGACCATGTTCGCGGCCATGCGCGCGACCCCGACAGTGCGGGCGGCGTGCCGTGCCGGGAACTGCCAGGACTGATAGTCGGCGTAGTACCGGTTCTCGCGCAGGGCGAGACCACGGGAACGGTTCCCGCGAGCGAGGATGACGCCACTCGACGGGGCGCTCGTGACGGGCTGAACGGCTGCTTGGCGAGCTCGGCGGGGGATCGGTGCTGCTCTCACGACGGCTCGTCCTCCACGTCGAGGTCGATCACTCCGAGGAGAAGCGGCTTCGCGCCAGTCGGATGGCTGTCGCCCTCCGCGACGCTGAGCGCGGCGGAGACCGCGACGACTCGGCCGGTCGCATCGAGGGGTTCGACGTCGAAGGTCACGAGAGCGCGGAGTACGTCGGGCACTACTCGTCGCCCTCCGCGGCGGAGACGAAGCTCGCGAGGGCGGACTGCGCGCCGGTCAACGCGGCGACGGCAAGGACCGCGAGAGCTGCGTCGCTACCCCACCGCCAGGCGCAGTAGACGCCGATCCCGACCCAGACGCCAAGGCAGTGCGGACAGGAGAACAGGGCGTACAGCCAGGTCCGCCACGGTGCGCGCGGTGCCGCGACGAACTGCTTCGTCTGCTCGTCGATGACGGCCGCGGCGTCGTCGTAGGCGAACCGGTAGACCGCGGCTCGGAAGCCGTCGGAGATGGAGTCCGTCGTGACGACGCGAGTCAGGCGGTAGGTCGCGAGCGCGAGAACGACGAGGATCGCGAGGTCGGGCAACGCGTCAGTCCGCGTTGGCGACACTCGTGGTGTCGTCGTCTGTCTCGCTGCCGACCGTCGGGAGTACCGCGTCGTTCGGGTCCTCGTCGGGTGGGTCCTCGTCGGGTGGGGCGGTCACGGCTCGACCGGCCGCGGCGCGCTGCGACGCACCCGACGAGGTGACATCCTCGACGTTCGCCGTCGGGGTGTCATCGTCGGAGACCGGGACGAGGTATCCAGCCGCGATCGCGTGTGCGTACGGGCCGAGATCCTCGTCCTTGATCGTGACGGTCTCACCTGCCATGAGACGGTTCCCGCCCGCAGGAGCGAGGTTCGGCCCGACCTTGTACAGCCCCACGGTGCGTGCCTCCCTGGTACGGAGTGTCGACGGCGGGATCGTACTCCCCGAGGTTCACCGTCGGGTGGAGCCACGACCTCCGACACCCGCGGTGGTGCGCTTCCGCCACGGCCGCGCGCCGTGTACCGCCCAGACGAACGCGTCAAGACGGTCCGGGGACCAGTTCTCCGTCGGGTCCCATCCGCAGAGCGTCGACTCCAACGCGGGGAACTCTCCGACCATGTGCAACCGATGTTGGTCGGACAGGGCACCGACGGGTTCCGCCCGGGCGCGCTTCCCGATCCGTGCGCGGACTCCCGGTTTCTTCGACAGCTTGTTTGTCTCGGGGTCGAACTCTCGGTAGATCGGCACGGTCGCGTCCGTCAACGCGATGGTCGCGAGGACGAGGTCGCCCCCTGCGTTCGTTTCCGGGACGATCGTTGAGTGCCAGAGGTAGTGCTGCGCGACAGCGCGGCGTGCCCACTCGATCGCGGCGACACGACCGGAGCGGTCCTCGGTCACGTAGATGTGCGGCGGCCACCGTCGGTCGATCCCGATAGTGACGATGCCGGTCTCGATCCCGGCGCCGCCTTCGTACTCGTCGTCCGCGGGGGGTGCGCCTATCTCCGGAATCCACGTCGATGGGTCGATCCCCGTGAACGTGCGGGAACAGCCGAGCGCGGAGAGTTGCCCGTCCGCGTCGAGGGCGAGAATCGCCGGGTCCGTGATGCGGTCCTCCGCGAGGGTCTGCCGATCGAAGAGCGCCCCCTCGTAGTCATCGACGAGCTCGCCGTAGATTTCCTGCCGGCCGAGTCGTGTCCCTTCGTAGTGCGCGATCAACTCGCGGTGCTCCGCCGTGAGGTACCGGTTCTGGTAGCTCGACGCGTACGTCACCGCGACGCCGGGCATTCGGAGGAACGACTTGTAGGCGGGCGTCGCCTTCGGGGTCGTTGTCGCGATGCCGTGCGGCTGCCGTCCCCCGAGAACACCTCGAGCGCCGAACCGGAGGTTGTCGACAGCGGTCGAGAGGTGCCGGCCGATCGCTGCCTCGTCGATCCACCAGAAGCACGTGTTCGCCGCCTGTGCCCGGAGACGTTCAGCGTCCTGCTCGGTGTGCATCCCGAGGCAGACCGCCTCCGCTCCGTTCGGCCAGATCGCGAACGTGCCGTCCTTCCGGCCGACCTGTCGGACACCCGGGTTGTGCGCGATCAGCCCGGAGACCCCTCGGATGGTCGAGGCGACGACGTCAGCGTGGGTCGGGCCGATTAGGAGCCCCTTGTGCCCTCCCGGCCAGCGATGGTCGCACGGCGGGCCGCTCATGTGCTCGTCCGTGTAGTGCGCCCCCGTGTCGGTCTTGCCGGTCCCTCGGCCGCCCTGGAAGCACCACGTCCACGGTGGTTCCCCCGGCGGGGGAAGCTGATGCGGTTGCGGCTCCCATGGGTACTCGGACCCGAGCGCGATAGCAAGTGCCTCGAGTTCCTCGGGGTCCTCTGTCTGGTCGATGAGTTCCCGGAGCGTGTCGAGGTCTGCGTCTCGGAAGTCGGTCACGATCGCCGCCTCGGGCTGCGTTCGATGACCTCGACGCGTCGCGTGTACCGGCATGTCAGGGACGAGCAGACGGCGTAGGTCGTCTCCCGGTCGGCCCCATAGCCGCCGTGGCGGAGAAGCGAGAGCAGCCCGTGTACCTCGGGGACCGTCGCTGCGCCGCAACGAGCGCAGCGACCCGGAGCGAGGGGTACGAGGTCTCGGCACTTCGACCGGACGACCTTCTCGACCGGGGGCAGGGCGAGGAGTCGCTCGGTCACGTCGGCGCGCCTTCCCAGAGCGTCGGCGCGCCTTCGTGCTCCACGAGCCAGCGCATGAGCCGCGGGAGGTTCTGGTCGGGGCCGAACGAGAGGAACGACCCGTCGGCGGAGTCGGCGTCGGGTGCCCATGCGCGGTACCGGCCGGACGAGTTCACCCGGCCGACGTGGACCCACTTCCCCCGAGCTCGTGCCTCCGCCGCGACCGCCCGAGCGCCTTCCCCGAGCTTCCAGTCCGTCGACCCGCCGATGAACAGCACGTCGAGGTCAGCCCAGGGGACCTCGAGGTCCTCCATCCCGTCCTGCGCGACGAGAGCGACGGGGTAGCGGGCGGCTCGGATCAGGTGCGTGTACGCCCCGCCGACGAAGCGGTCGATCGTGAGGGCGGCGTCTCCGACCGTGTCGGGAGCCGTCGCGAACAGCGCGCCCGGGCGCGGGAGGTTCTCCGAGCGGAGCCACCGGAGCCACCGTGCCTCGTCCCACTTCGTGACGCAGGCGTACCCCGTCGCCGCGCATCCCCGGTCGAAGCACTCCGCCCGGTGGCACGCGTTGTCCGCTCCCCACAGCCAGCCGACCCGCGGATGGTTCGTCCCCGGTTGGCACATGAGTCCGAGGCGGCGGCGGTCGAGGAGGTCGACCACGCCGGAGTACGAGGGAGACGTCGCGAGGTAGAGCACGAGCTACGCCGCCGCGGCGGCGCGCTGCCGGAGACGGATCGGCGCGAGGACCACGAGCGCGGGGATCGTCACGAGGAACTTGAGCCAGAACTGCCCCCAGAAGAACTCGAGGGACCCGAACGCCAGCCAGAGGAACAGCGCCGTGTCGACGGCGGACCCGACGGTGTTCGACAGTCCGACGCCCGCCCACCAGCGTCCCCGCTCCGCGAGGGGCGTGTAGACGGCGAAGTCCGCGAGCTCCGAGACGAGGAACGCGGCGGCGGACGCCCAGGCGAGCGACGGCGCGACCGCGTACGAGAGGACGGCCCCGACGCCGATCGCTGCGACGACCGGCCAGCGGCCGAGGGCCATCTGCGCGAGGTCGCGGAGGAGGAAGCTCACGCCGACGAAGAGCACGCCCGACGGTCCGGTGAAGCCGAGGAGCGTCACGGTGTGTGGTCCCCCCGGGAACGGGACCGTGCCCCAATGCGCGATCGAGTAGTTCGCGAGGAAGATGCAGGCTATGAACCCGGCGAGGGCGAGCACGCCGGCGGTCCTTCGTTCGGTCACGGGGTCTCTTCTCCTCCGGCGTCGAGGGACGCCTTGATACGAACACAGTCCGGGCAGATCGGGTAACGCTCCGGATCGCGAGACGGAACCCACCGCTTCCCGCACAGCGCCGTGATCGGCTCACCCATCGCGTACGCCCGAGCGACGTCGGCCTTCGGGGCGTAGTGCGAGAACCGGTCGTGGTCGCCGTCGGCCGTCGTCGGGAGCGCCGGCTTCGTTTCAGTCGCAGGAACGGCCATGCGCGCATCCTCCCAGAGCTAGATGACGAATCTGCATGAACTCGGGGGTCGCCCCGTGATTTCTCATCGCGGCCCCGATTCGCACAGATTCGTCATCTTCGGTCCGCGACCTCCTTATGGGAGTAGGGATGTAGGGGACCCGCGATCGGGAGCGTCGCCCGAAAACGATTCTCCGAGAGCAGCCCGGAAAGAGTCCCCTCGGAAACCACTTTTCGAGCAGTGCCCCGAACGAAGAGGTCCGTTCACCGAAGCACGAAACGCGGCACCCTACAGCCCTACTCCTGTAACGGGGTCGCGCGGCGAAGATGACAGAACCACGCGAATCGCGCAGCCGCACGGAAATCACGAGGCGACGACCAGAAACGCGCCGAACCGCGAACTTCGGAACACGTAGACCGTCTCGGCGTCCTGCGTCACCAGCCCTCCCGGAAGTGCGGTGCTCGACGGCTCAAGACGAGGTTGTCATCGACCGGACGCGACCGTACATACCGCTGCCGGGGATGCAGCGCCCTCGGCGCGTAGCAGTGCCGGCAGAGCCACCATCGCCAGCCCCGACGATGGAAGTCGTGCGGTGCGGAGAGATTCGGGGCGTCCTCGACCCGTACTGCGACTTCGGACGGGTCCCGGTAGAGGAACCGCACGGGATCGGGGGACACCTCCGGGTCGTAGAACGGCTGGACGAGTTCGACGTACACGGCACCGAGCGTTCCCCGCCCGCGTACGACAGCGGCGACGGACTGACCTCGGACCGTGACGTAGACCTCGTCGCCGTGGTTCATTCGATGGTCTCCCCGAGAAGCCGGAACCGGTCGGGGTACGCGCGCGCCGCCGCCTGCCCCATGATCCGGTACTGGATGCTGTGGACGAGCGCGACGAGTTCCGCTCGGTCCTGCTGTGCCGTCGCGCCGTCACCGACGATGTCATCGAGCAGGGCAACGAGGTCGGCTGTGACCTCGATCGCGGACAACTCCTCGTGCGTCAGGAACCCCACCGGGCAGGGACGCTCGAGGTTGCTCACGGCCGGGTCCCGCAGAGAGAGCAGATGCCGTCGGCGCGGCGCACCTTGCCCGAGTGCGCGCACGAGGACTGCCGGTCACTCCGCTGGTACTCGCCGCACCAGTCCTCCGGGCGGACGTACCGGAAGCCAGCGACGACGAGGTCGCCGGCGACATCCTCGACCGTCGGCGGGTACCGACGGCACTCCAACCCGCCGACGGTCGCGAGGGCGAACTGGCAGCCTGAGCACGTCCCGATCATCGGTTCCCGCACTGCGCGCAGACGAGGTAGTGCAGGATCGACTCGAGCTTGACTTCCTCGACGGCGCGCGCCGTGCGGATGCCGTCGAGCCACCAGCGGCGCCGGAACTGCCAGCGGCCGGCCGGCTCGAAGTCGTCCATCGTCTGGATGCGTTCCTGCTCGCGTTCGATGCGCTCGACGGTCCGGTTCACCCGCTCCTCGAGGAGGCGGAGGTACTCGGTGTCGTCCTCCACGATGATGGCGTCGACGACCTCGCTTGGGTCGGGAGCCGCGTCCTCGTTCGTCGGGGCCCACACCTCCGACAGGTCGTCGACGTAGCCGCGGTCGAAGAGGTACCGGCGGAGCGCGACGACGGCGTCGAACCACGACCAGCCCTCGACCGCCGAGAGCCGCACCTTCGGCTCGACGTACTCACGGGTGAGGCGGAACGCCTCAATCGCCTGCCGTACGAGCGCCTCCGTCTCCCCGTCGTGGAAGTTGAGTGCCTCGACGGGGATCTCGGTCGGCGCGGGTCGGAGCATCGGGACGGTGATCGCGAGCGCCTCTCGACCGCGCGCTGCGGCCTGGTCGTTCGTCCTCGCCCACCCCGACGCGACGAGGACTGTCGTGCTCGCGACCGTCGTCGTGAGGACGCCCCCTCGGGTGTCGACCTCGACCGTCCGCCAGAGCTCCCACTTCCAACGGCGGCCGCCCCACCAGCGATGCACCCGTCTCGTGACGACCTTCTCGTCGCCTACCCGGTCGAACATACGATCAGCCTCCCTCGGGCGCCGGTACGAACCGGACGCCGTTCCATTCGTCCAGCCGGACGCTATTGTCGAACACGAGCGTGACCGGATACGCCAGGTCGTCGCCGTCGACGATCGTGAGGACCTCGGTCAGTGTCGCGGTGAAGGACCCGCCGACGCAGCAGTCATCGAACCGTGCCGCGTACCGGGTTCCGATCTCGAGGTCGTCGCCTCCCGCGGTGACGTAGCGGCCGGTCCCCACCTCACCCTCCTCTCGTGAAAGCCAGCACCAAGCCACTGAGACCGATCAGGAACCCGCCAGCACCGATCAGGACCGCCCAGAGTGACGCCGTGTTCGACTTCGTCTCCGTCACGGCCGCGCGTTGCCCCTGCTGCTCGTACTGCACCCGACGCAAGTCCGAGACATCGAACTTGATCGGCTGCAACGCCGCGTCAAGCGCGATCGCTGTCTGCACCCTGGTCGCTTCGACCTGAGCACGGAGCGCCTCCGCCGACGTCGCGACCTGCGTCGCGAGCGTCGCCGCCTGCTCCTGCGAGACCGCCTGCGCCCGCTCGACGTTGCTCACGTCCAGGGCGCGGATCGCGTCGATACGGTCTCGCTCCGCGGTGCGGAGCATCTCCTCGTACCGGGCGCGTAGCTCGGCGGTCTCCATGATGTGCCGAGCGGTCTGGCGGTCCATCTCGGTATGCGCTGCGACGAGCTCGGCCGTGCGTTGCTCGGACGCTTCGCGGAGATCATCGAGTCGAGCGACGGCGGCGTCGAGTTGCGCGGTGACGTTCGCGGTCGGGTCGATCGCCGGTAACCCCGCGTAGTCGACCGGGAGACCCAGACCTGATCCCCCCGCCGGTCGTGCTCGACGGCTCCGTCGCTTCGCCATCAGTCCCTCCCCCTTCTCCGGTTCAGCCCCGCCGGCTCGAGTGCGCCGTCGTGTCTCCGCACATCCCACACCCCGCGCCGATCCGACGAGACGATGGATGCGGACAGGACCCCGGACGGACCCCACCCTGCCGTACCGGCTCCCGCGCCGGCGCGGCCGGCGCGGCGCGCTCGGGGCCGGGGGGTTTCCCGTCGTACTCGTCCAACAGTGCCTCGAGGAACGCCGGACGCGACAGCGTCCCCCGTGCTTCGTCCCACCGGGCGACCAGCGCGCGTGGCAACGGCACCATCTGCCGGTCCGCGGTCGTCACGCCCGCTCGGGTCCCTGCTCACCGAGTACCGGAAGGACATACGCGGCGAGGTCACGGCCGTTCTCGAGCGCCGCTCGGTACACGCCAGCCAGCAGATGCGAGTCCGGGAGAGGCAAGTCGGCAGGGTCGATCCTCTGCCGCCAGCAGGCGTACGCGACCGCGAACGCCTCGACCCGTTCGGACGGCGGTCCCTCCGCGATCCGACGGACTTCCGCGACGACACGCGTCGCCGCTACCCCCGGGGGTATGCCGTGGTCGACGGCACGGTCGTGTTCGTTGATCAGCAGCCGAGCTACTTCCGCTTCCATGTCTCCTGCTTCCGACGCAGTCGACGACGACGACCCGCCTTCCCCTTCGGGCTGCCGTTCCGGAGAGCTAACTGTCGGGCCGAGAAGTAGTCCCGGCGTTCCTGGTCCGTGCTCATTCGGTCTCCGATCGGGGTTCGGGCAGTAGCGACGGTTCGGTGAGGCAGGTCACGTCGGTACGACCCGGACTCGGTCAGCGCCGACGCGTTCGGTCCAGACCGCGACCGCATCGTCGAGGTCGGCCTGCGATGTCGGAGCAGCGACACTCACCCACTCCAACGCGGGTGTAGCGCCGACGCCGGTCGGTGCGCTGACTTCGACGCTGCCGACCTGACGGGCAAGGTGCGCCGCGATTCGTTCCGTCTCCGCTCGTTGCCGTTCCCGCTCCGCGGCCTGGTACGCGACCCACGCGGGATGTTCCTCGTTGATGAGGTGGTTCCCGTCGGGGGTCTCTTCCTCGATCGCGTACACGGCATGCTCGCCGGCGTCTGACCCGCGCTCGGCTTCCTCGATCGCGGTCTCGACTGTGTCACACGCCGTGACGGACAGCCACCCGTAGCTGTACGTCCAGAGAAGAGCGCCAGCCACGATCAGGCGCCCTTGTAGTTCAGGACCTGGCGCAAGGTGTGCTCGATCGTGACGAGGTCCGCTTGAGCGGCCATGACCGCGTCGATGTCCTTGTACGAGTCGGGGATCTCGTCGATGAGTCGCTCCGCCTGGTTGGCGTTCCACACCCGGTCGCCCATCCGGTCCGCGAGGTCGTCCGCGGTGAACGTCCGTCGGGCGACACCGCGGGACATCCGCCGGCCTGCGCCGTGCGAGCAGGAACAGAACGACGCTGAGCTTCCGAGACCTCGCACGATGTACGAGCTCGTCCCCATCGACCCGGGGATGACGCCTTCGTCGCCGGTCCGTGCCCGGATCGCGCCCTTCCGCGTGACCCAGATATCGCGGTGGTGATGATGCTCCCGCTGCGTGAAGTTGTGATGGCAGTTCACGGAGCGGATCACTTGGAAGGGCATCACGGCCGCGAGGACCCGGATCGCCTCCGTCGCCATGTACTGCCGGTTCGCGTACGCGTAGTCCTGCGACCAGAGCATCGCCTCGATGTACGCGTCGAACTCGGGAGTGCCTTCCGGAAGGTACGCGAGGTCCGGGTCCTCGAGGTCAAGGAACCAGCGGGAGGCGAGCTTCTGTGCCCGTTCGATATGCGCCGACGCGAGTTGGTTCCCGATCCCTCGCGACCCCGAGTGGAGAACCAGCCAGACTCGGTCGCGTTCATCGAGGCAGACCTCGAGGAAGTGGTTCCCGGAACCGAGAGTCCCGAACTGTGCGAGCGCCGTCGCTTCCTGCCGTGCCGTCAACGTGTTCGGCCGGCCAGCAAGCCAAGCTCGGGCTGTGGACCCGACATGGTCGTGACCGCGGCCGACACCTGCGGGGACGACCGCCTCGATCGCCTGGAGGACCGCGCCGAGGTCGTCCGGGAGTTGCGACGCCGTCGCGGACATCTCGACCGCGACCATCCCGCAGCCGATGTCGACGCCGACCGCCGCGGGGATCACCGCGCCGACAGTCGGGAGCACCGACCCGACCGTCGCTCCCTTCCCGACGTGCGCGTCGGGCATCAACGCAACGTGACCGGCGACGAATGGGAGCCGCGACGCGCGCGCCGCCTGCTCGAGCGTCCCCGACTCCATCTGATCGGCACCCCAGACGAGCAACCGATCCGTGACCTTCTCCGGACCCACAGCAACCTCCTCGATCGGGGTCTAACCCTAGACCGCGGGGTCTAACCCCGTCGAGGACATCGACGCTTGACCATCACGCCATCTCACGCGGTTTCGCCCTCCCACCGCGAAATTTCGCGGCGGGGCGACCGAAACTCCAGATTCCGCATGAAGCCTCCAGTGACGTGAGCTAGCAGTAGGGACGCAGGGTGCCCTCCGCGAAACCCGTTCCGCGAAACCCGTTTTCCGGAGCGGCTCCCAGAAACTCGGATTCCACGAGACGATTCCAGACGACAGCTCCCCCGGCGAGTTCCCCCGCCCGCCAGTCCGGTGACGCTCCCCTACACGCCTACTGCCGCCTCACCCGTGCGCCGCTCACGGCAGAGACCCGCGACACGCGCTCGCCCGGCGAGGAATCCACGGCCTCCGAGGAAGTTCGGCCGGATTCCCCATGAAGCCTCCGGGTTAGACCCCTCCGGGATCGGAACCCGTCCGGAGAGCGTCGCCCGCGCTGTCCGCTTCCGCCGCAGCCTGCCGCTCCGCCTCCAACGCCTGATTCCGACGCTGCTCGAACTTCGACAGCGCAACCGCCGCCCGATCCCGCGCCTCATCCACCCCCGCCAACGCGATCGGACCGCCATCCGCCCCCGTGAGCTCCACCGCCGTCGGCCGGCGATACCACCGCTCCCGAGCATGCCCGTGCTGCAAGAACCACGCCTCCGCCCGCCAATCCGGGTCGATCGACTGCTCCAACCGGACCTTCTCCCCCGTCTTGGGATTCAGGACCTCTTTCCACGACACGCCCCCACCCGCACCCGCCGCCCGAATACGAGCCAGAGCAAGCGTCTCCGCTCGCGCCCGCGCCCGAGTGGCATCACGCCACAAACGCCAATACGCGCGTTCGGTGGGGGGGATGTGGTGTTCGTAGTAGCGGTCGCGTCGGGTGTCGTCCCATCGGTCGAGGATGGTTCGTCGGGTGTCGGTGAGGTTGTCGATGTGGGTGTCGAGGGTGGCTTGTGCGGTGTCGCCTCGGGTGAGGTATCGCTGGACGGTGCGTTCTCCGAGGTGGGCGGTTTCGGCTGCTGCTTTGATGCTGTCGCCTGCGGCGAGGCTGTCGAGGAGAAGTTTGCGGCGTTCGTCGGTGAGGGCACGGGGGCCGGTTCTGGGGGGAGCAGCAGGGCGGGGCATCGGCAGGGGTCCTCTCGATCGAGTACCTGGGAGAGTACGCCGCGGGGTCTACCCCCCGCCACCATCGGGTGTATAGTTGGCGTATCCAGTGCGGCGGGTGAGTGATGGAGGGCGAGATGGGTGAGCACACGATCCGAGAAGTCGCAGCAGAGACCTTCGACCAAGTCGAGGACCTCCCGAACGTCTGGGAACTCCACGTCCGCTCCGACGAAACCGTCGGAGTGATCCGCGTCGAAGCCGCCACCGAGGACCGTCGCGAGGTCGTCATCCTCGCGACGGTCGACCCCGCAGACAACACCTACCGAGTCCAACGCGTCGGCACCCGCGACTTCTCCGACGGACACGCCACCCCCGAGAGCGTCGCCGCCGCGGTCCGCGACCACGTCGAGGAAGCCCTCGCATAGACCCCCTCCCCGCCAACGAGAAACGCCTGTCCCTCACCCGACAACCGGGAGAAGAACAGGCGTCCTCGATGTACCCGGGGAGGACCGGTAGACGAGACCCTACCCGTCGCCCGACTCCACCGGAGTCTCCGCGCGGAGACCTCCGGCGCGCTCGTCGTAGTCGCGTATCCACTGGTCGTTCTCCTCCGCGTCGGCACGGAGGGCGGCGTACGTCCGCTTCGGGACCTTCTGGCCCGCGGCGCGGTGCGCGTCGAGATGCTCGACCATCTCAACCGTGGTCCGACGAAGCGTCGCATGGCCGCGCGCCTTGACCTCGTCATCGGATCGGAGGTTGCAGCCGCAGCACTCAAGCCGGCCCTCCGTGTTCAGGAACACGTACACCGACGAGTCCCGAGCGAACCGGGCGTAACTCATCGGACGAAAGGACGGGGATCGTCGATCGGTCGGTACGGGTGCGAGTCGTCCTCGTAGCCGAGCTCACGAAGGACCCCGAGCGCGGCCGTCAGCCGACGGGTCCACCCGATCGAGTTCACGCGCGCGACGACGGGCACCTCGCTCGACACGTCGTAGACGAGGTCCCGCAGCTCAAGGAGCAGCCGATCGACGCCGAGCGCCGCGAGGATCACGTCGGGATGGTTCAGGATCGCGACGATGCCCGTCTCGGCGTCGTCGGGGAGATCCTCCGTCGCGCCGACGAACACCTCGAGGAGTTCATCGGCGGCCGCCGACCACGCCGCCGTCATCGACGGTACCTCGGGTTCGCGAGCTGGTCGAAGAACCCGGCCGCCATGTGCCCCTCGCTGATAGCCGGGAGCGTCTCGACCGCGGGCGGGAGCACCCCGACCGTGCCGTCCTCGTCCGTGACGATCGTCGCGACGCAGTCGAGGGACTCGTCATCGGCGCCGCAGTCGATCCGCACCCGAAGCGACGGAGCGATCTCGATGAGCTTCCGGAGCGTCGCCGCGACATCCTCGACGGAGTAGCCACGTTCCCCGAGGTTCCCGGTCACGTCGATCACCTCGGCCGGCCACTCATGCAGCCCGCAGATACCGCCGTTGTGCAACGGACCCCACTGTTGCAGGTCGTTGACGTACTCGCGGAGTACCTCGGCCTCGTCGGCATTGCAGTGCCCCGCGATATGGACCGTCCGCCAGTTACCCACCGTGTTCCTCTCCTTCGACTAGGTCGCGCGTCCCAGGCGGGTACAGCACGATCGGGTTCGACTTCTCTGGGTCCTTCACGAACTCGACGACGAGTTGCCAGCCCGCGCACTTCTCGACATCGAGCTCAACGAACGCGATCGACACGGACCCGAGTTCCGCCCCGTGCGCGGCGCAGACACGCGTCCGATGCCCGACCACATCGTCCTCTTCAAGCGGCGACCACCACTGCGGGGCGACATCGCCGCCGGGGAACAGAACATCGAGCGTCGCCGGCGTCCCGCAACGGAACACCCGGCATCGCTCACCCCTCGGTGCGCCCGGCATCCTTCTCCCCCTCTCGGATTGCGAGTAGCGCCGCGGCGCGTCGATGCGCGGCAGCGAGCGAGTCCGTGATATCCCGAAGCCGGCGCTCCGCACGCTCGACTTCGTGCTCAACCTCGAGGAGCCGCTTCACGGCGTCCCCGAGTTGCTCGGGGTCCTGGCCGCGGAAGTCCGCCCGCCAGTTCGCGAGGTCGAGACCCGACGCCTTCTCGAAGCTCTCGACGCGACTGCGGAGCGCCTCGTACTGCGTCGATCCTCGCGCGCTCGCCTCCGCCGACCGGTGCCCTTCCTGCCGACCCCGCTCGTAGGCGCGCTGTACCGCGTTCGCCCCGGCGCCGGACGACGCGCGGATGATCCCGAGCGTTGTCCCCCACGTGAGCGGCGTCCGGTCGTGCTTCGGTGCCTTCACGACTTCCGACGCGCGACCGCCCGAGATCCCGAGCAGCCCCCACGTCGGCGGAAGGGTATCCCGCACCCGGGCCGTGAGTTCGGACGGCACCGCGACCCAGAAGCGGTCGGAGTGCTCGTACCAGAAGTCCGCCTTCTCCGGGTTGTTGACCTCGCGCATCCAGTCGGAGTGCGAGACCTTCACCTCGACGGCGTCGAGGGCGTACCCGCGCGACCGCCAGAACGAGCAGACGAGGAGGTCGATCTTCCGACCCATCCGCATCACGTCCTGCGGCGCCTCCGGGATACAGAGCGACTCTCCCGCCGGCCAGTGCCCGCAGAGCACGTCGATGACCTCAGACGCCTTCACGCCGCGTCCTCTGGCGTCCAGTCCTTCTCGGTGGGATACCAGATCACGACTCGTCTCCCGTCGGGGTCAGAGCCGCGAGGAAGGCTTCGTCTGCGAGTACGACCATCTGCGCTTCATACGCGAAGTCGCTCTTGCACGCGTACGTCGTACGGAGCAACTTGACGTTCTGGCGTAGCAGTTCCGCTGCCTCGTCGCGTTCTCGGCGAAGCGCCGCCTCGCTGGTGACCTCTTCCTCGGGGTCAAGGGCATCGACTAGCGCGCGCCGCAATCTCTCGTTCTCGGCCTCCGCGGCTCCCAACGCGTCGAGCAGCGCGGGAACGTCGGTGCGAGCGTGCATAATGAACTCACGGTCGGCCGGTGACGGAGCCGGGTTCGGCGGATCGAGGATCTGGCACGGTGTCTCGTACACAGCACCGTCGGTGTCGGTCCAACGCTCCGTAGCAGTCGCGCTGACCACCGATTCCGAATCCCAGTCGGGCATCTCGCCATCGACCCACGGCCCTGATGTCGCGGCTTCTGCACGCGCAGCGATGGCTTCTCTGTCGGGGTGCTCAGGCATCAGGAACGTTCTCCCACTGAGGGATGATGCGACGCTGCATTCGCAACGGGCCGTGCTCCGCCGCCATCGTGGTTCCGACCAGCCGAGCCATGTGGTTCTCGACGTACTTGCGATTGGTGCTGCACTGGATGATGGCGGCAGGCACTCCGTCCGCATAGACGGCGCGGTACTCCCATTCCTGGCGGTCGGGGGGCTCAGGCACGGTCGTCCTCCCACTTCGGATACCAGAGACCGGAGTGGCCCCGCATCGGCACGGGCGGGCACGACTTCCGCGTGTGACAGGTCGGGCACCCCACCTGCGACGGCTCGCTGATCGTCGAGAGCGGGTCGATCACGAACCCCTCGCCCCAGCAGTGGGGGCATCGACGAGACGTCGGCTCCACGCTCGACAGAATCCAGGCGAAGTTCCCAGGCGAGAAGTCCCCGAACGCGCCCTCGTGGTACTCGACCTTCTCGCGCCCGCCTCCGACCGCGATCACCCACGGGTTGTGCAGGTCACGCAGCGCGCCGGTCGAGCACACCGAGCGGCGGTCGGGCGGCCAGTGAACGCCACCACCGAGCACGTCGCCTTCGCCTTCACTCCACGCGGTCGCGTCGATGATCGGCAGACACTCGCTCACGACGCAGGACGCCACCACCGCACCACGGGGAAGCGGCGGCAGCTCGTAGCCGTTGCACCCACAGACGACGCAGCGTGTCGAGTTGAAGTGGCACACATGCGAGCCGTCGCCGTGCCCGCATCGGGCGCACGGCTCGACGGCACGCCGAGCGCGGTCGAGAGGCAGCCATACGCGCAAGTCCGTCAGGACCGGCTCCGCCTCCCCCGCGTGGAGGATGAGTCGTCCCCCGATCAACTCCGAAGGACACGCCGACGACCGAGTGAGCATCGAGACGACACCCGCAGCGACGAGCGCGGGCTTCGGCTGGTTCTCGGTGACCGCAGGAACGAGGGTCACCGGTCCTCGTCCTTCAAGTAGCTCGGCCATTCCGGGCGAACTTCCTCCCACGAGTAGCGATAGCGACGCTCGCCCGGTCCCGGCCGCACGCCGACGACCATGAGCCACGGCACCACAAGCCACGCCGTCACGTACAGCGCGAGCCGACGCGCCGGCGGAGCAACCCGGTACCGCTCCGGCGGCTCGTCGTAGGAGCGGTAGTCGTCCCGGGAGTCATAGCCCCATCGGAGCCACCCCTGACCAGGCTCGAACAGCAGCGTGCGGAGTCGCTCACCCATTGGTGGGTTCCCCACCAGAAAGCGCGGCACGAGCACGTTCGGCGGGCCACGCACACACCGGCTCTCCGCCCTCGTCGCACCACGCGACGATCTCCGTCAGCGCGGCGCGGAGTACCTGAACCTCAGCCTCCAACGCGGCCTCGCGTGCCTCAGCTCGTCGCACGCGACGGCGACCGCGAGTTGAGCGTGGTTCGTCGCTCACTGTTCCTCCCCACCAGAACGGGCGTTGACTCGGCCCTCCGTGGTTCCGTCGCTATCGAGTAGCTCGGCAACCAAGAACGGGTGCGGGGATACCTTCGGCCATCCACACCGACGCGCGGCGTCGTCGATTGCCGCGGTTGTCCAGTCCGTTCCCGTCATAGCTCGCACGGTGTCCGCGGCATCGTACGAACGCTCGTCGCTCACTGTTCCTCCTCTGTGTCGGTGTCCGGGAACGCCTCGAGGAACCGGGAGCGCAAGGCGCGCTCGCGAACGGCGAGGGTGCCTGCGCGTGCCGCGTACTCGTCGCTTGGCGTCGTGTCGTCGGAGCGGAGGGCGTCTGTCTCCCGGAGCAACGCCACCCATTCCCGGGCGAGGCTGAGTACCGGACCGAGTTCACCGTCGATCCATTCAGCCACTCGGGCGACGAGCTCGTGATAGGACACGGGCCACGCTGCGGCGTCGTCTCCGAGGACGGCCTCGTAGGTCTGCGGGTCGAACAGGGCAGCGACGAGATGGAACCCGAGTTCGTCGTTCTCGTTCCCCGTGTCGCCCTCCGGATGCGTCAAGGCGACGTACTGCACCCGCTCCTGAGCGGTCCACTCCGGCGATGGGACGAGATCCCACCCGCCGACGTTGGTGCCAGCACGGTAGGTACCCGGGCCGAGCTTCACGCTGTACTCGTCGTCCGCGAAGATACGCACGGCCCGGTTGCCGTACCCCTTCCAGTAGACGACTTGGCCGCGTTGCTGATCCTCGCGGCTGACGACGACCGCACCGAGATACATGCCGGACCTCGACTCGTCCATCAGCCCGTGAACCTCGGTGTCGGACCAGCCGGCCCGGACGAACGCGGCGGAGCGTCCGGTTCGGCCGTGTCGGGAGCGGGCGGATAGATCGGGCTGCCGTCGTCGGCGTAGCCGATCGGGAGTCGCGGGGCATTCGGGTCGAGTGGCTGCCCACACGACCCGTCCTCGAGGCAGCGCCGGACGGCTTCGATCACGTCCTCCTGCCCGTCATCACCGTCGCCGCCGCAGAACCCGTGGACGTGGTGACCCGCTTCGCACTCCGCTGACGGATCGAACTCCTCCGCGTGAACAGCGTTCGGCGCCATCACGGCTACGAGTAGCAGCACCGCGAGTAGTAGTCGTCTCATCGTGCTTCTACCTCCTCTAGTTGCGGAATCCGCACGAAATCGCCTGCGGCCAGATGATTTCTCATCGAGGCCGCGATTCGCGTGGATTCGTCATCTTCACCGCGCGGACCCGTTACAGGAGTAGGGCTATAGGGGATCGGTGATCGGGAAGGTCGCCCGAAAACGATTCTCCGAGAGCGCCTGGAGAAACCGCCTCTCGGGAACCACTTTTTGGACGGGACTCCGAAACGGGAAGCCCGTTCACCGAGGCACGAATCCCGATCCCCTATAGCCCTACTCCTGTAACGGGTCCGCGCGGTGAAGATGACGAATCTGTGCGGAACGCAGCCTCCATGAGAAATCACGGAGCCGCGACCAGAAACGTGCCGAACCGCGAACTTCGGAACACGTAGACCGTCGATGCGCTCGTTGGTCATGGCTTGGTTCCTTCGGGGAGGACACGCTCGGCGCGGCGATGAAGGACCGAGAGAAGGCAGTCGAACGAGCAGGCATGGACCGTCGGGGAACCATCGCCCGTGTACGTCGTCCACCAGCCGAACGTCGCGAGCGACTCGTGCGGTGCGATGACGAGCGTCGCGCCGCAGCCGCCGTCGCAGGTGAAGCCCTTCCGCTCCATCAGCCGACAGCCTCCATGAGTTCGTCAGACGCTCGCACGTCGCCCGTGATCAGGTCGTAGCTCCGCAACTTCGACAGGGCGTTCCGGAGCGTCGACCCGTCGTAGCCGGTCTGGTCGGTGATGTCGGCGCGGGAGAGCGTCTCGGGCCAGCGGTCGACGAGGAGGTCGAAGATGCGGCGGGGTGCGGAGTCGGCACCGCCGACCTCGGAGCGCCAGTGGTCGAGAAGCGCCGGCCCGGTCGGGAGTGGGTCGACACCGCCTGCCGCGTCGACTCCCGCGTCCGTGAGTCGGATGAGGTCGCCCTGCTCCTCGATCAGCCCCGCGACTCGGAGGGTCGAGAGAGCGTTCCGGATGGTGCTCTTCCGGGCAGCGAGGCCGGTCAGCGCGGCGAGCTGTCGGCGGGTCCGGCCGTCGGGGAACTTCGCGAGGGCGGCGAGGATGCGCGCCGGCGCGGAGTCGGGTCCGAACGTCGGGGTCGACTCAGGATTCTCGACCGGGGAATCCCGAGTCGACCGCGCGGCAGGGCGCGCGGGGCGAGGAGCCGGAGCGGGGGCGGGAGTACCCGTCCGCGCGATCGGGCGCGCGGCGGGGAGCTTCGCCTTCGTGGCCGGCGACCCGACCTCGCACTCGAGGAGCGCCTTCTCGACGGCCGCCGTGACCGGTGCCATCTCGTCCACGAGAGCGCCGGTCGTCTGGATCAGCCGCTCATGCAGCCCTCGGTACGAGTCAAGCGCCGCGACGAGCTCAGGCGGGACGACAGGGACCTCTACGACAGCCTCAACGACATCAGGGGTCGGGGACACCGCCTCGAGTTCCCGGATGCGTTTCGCCTGCTCGCGGATCGTCGCGGCAAGAACCTTCGGGTCCTCCGCCTTCGCCTTCTCGATCGACGCCTCCATCTCCGCCTTGAGGGCATCGAGGTCGACCGGAGCGAGCACTCGTGGGATCGTGCGCGTCTCGCCGGCCTTCGGTGTTGAGGACGAGTCGAACGTCACTCGTCGCTTCACCATGACCTGCTGGAAGATTCCGAGCCACGCCGGCGACCACAGCCACGCCTCCCCGACCTTCAACCGGGCGAGTCCGTCGAGGAACCGATCGCGGTCGGGCTTCTCGGAGAACCCCTTCGCCCACTCCTCGAGCGCCTTCCGGTCCTGCGGAGCCGTGACTTGCAACGCGACGAGAAGCTCGACCTGTGAGAGGACGTTCTTGTTGATCACGGCCGGTCGCTGCGTGATCAACGTCACGCCGAGACCACGGGATCGGCCGCGGCGGACGATCGCCTCCGCCGCGCCGAGCATGCGCTTCTGATCCTCGCCGGGGCGCTGCGGGGCGAACGAGTCGGCCTCGTCCATCACGAGGTGCAGCGGCGTCCGGTCGCTGTTCTTCGCCCGGTAGAGGGCGACCATGAAGTCCTCCGCGAATCGGTCCTGTGAGCGGAGTGAATCGAACCCGGGTCCGGAGAGGTCGAGGACGTAGGCGCCCGGGTGCTCCACGATGAACCGGGCGACGACAGCGCCGTCGGTCGGCTCGAGCGGCAGGTCTCCGAAGTCGCCGCCGAGGATCGTTACGGGGAGGCCGGCGGACTTCCCGTCGGCGCTCGTGCGGAGTCCGTAGCAGACGCCGAGGGGGTCGAGGACAGCGACAGGCAGCGACGCTCGGACGAGTTCCTCCGTGAGCTTGAGCGCCGTGTACGTCTTGCCCGCACCGCGACGCGCGACGATCCCGGCGGACTGCGTTACGAAGTCCTCCGGGAGTTCGACTCCGTCGAACACGTCGAGGGGCATCAGCGGACCTCCGGCGCGGTCGGCGTCATGGTCTGAATCCCCGCTGTGTCGCCTACCTGCGGCGGGTCCGCGAGACCCCACGGTCCGGTGAACTCGTGGCCGTCCATGACGACGGTCACCCGGCAGCGCGCCTCGGGCGATGCGAGGAGTTCGACCTTCGTCACGATGCCGCGGGCCGTGTATCGGGCGTCCATGCCGGTTCCTTTCCTGAGAGAGTGAACGGGGAGCCGACACCGGAATGGCGTGGCTCTGCGATCGGGTCGTGCTCGGGCACGATGACCGGCCCCGCGCGGAGACCTCGCCGCGGGCGGAGGCAGTAGACGGCGAGGACGATCCCCCATCCGCCACCGAGAGCGAAGATCACCAGGGCGGGACCAAGGTCCGGTGACGGCCTCATCGGGACCCTCGTTGGAGATGCGCGACGAGCGCGGTTCCGAGCCGGTCCTCATCGGTCGCTGGTTCGCCGGCCCGCCATCCGCAGGAGTGGCAGCAGACCCAGACCATCCGGCCGGAGGCGGAGGTCTCCCACGTCACCCGGTGAACGAGGACGCGTTCCCCCGGCGTGAGCGCCGAGCTCTCGCGTCGGACGGACCACCAGCGGACCACGACGAACGCGGCAACGGCGAGGATCAGACCGACGGCGGCGTAGCCGAGCATCCTCACCCGCTGATGCCCTCAATGAGTCCGTTCAGGACAGCGAACCCGACGGGGACAGCAACGACCGCCAGCCACGGCCAGAGACGCCCCCAGAGCGCCGACGCGTTCACCACCGGACGAACCTTCCTGTCGAGCGGACGGCACCCACGATCGTCCGGAGTGTTCCCGGGGCAGTTCCCGGTGCCCACCAAGGGGCACCGGAGTTCAGCGCCTCCGCGATCACGTCGAGCGCGCGGTCGTCCGCCGCCGCGACGGCTTCCGAGCTGCTCGCTTCCTCGTGGATCGGGCAGGTGCCGCCCTGATGGTCTGTCGGGTCGGTGCTCGAGCACACCGCCCACTGGATCGGGAGTCCTTCCTCCGACGAGTTCGGGACGAGAAGCGCGTCACCGATGTGGTAGGCGCCGCTCCCGTGGACGACGGCGTGCCCCTCTCGGGTGACCTCGACCCCGCGGACCTCGTACGTGACGAGAAGATGGCGGCCGAGGTTGTCCCAGACGAACCGGTAGAACTCCTCGCGGGTGTCGCTTGGGGTGGTGGTCGGCACTTCGGGTCCTCCTAGACCTTGATCGGACCGGGGTCGGCCGTGCAGCCGCAGTAGACCCGGTCCTCGACGGACGAACCTTCGGCGGGATGCCAGCACGGGACGGCGTCCCCGACCTTCGTGCTGCCGACGAGAAGGTTCGACCGGTGGCGGTACTCGGGGTGTCCGCAACGGCGACAAGTCCTCACCGTGAGACCTCGACGCGAGCTGGTATCGCGAACCGTGGCGGATTCGTTCCGTGCTGCGGAGGGTTGTCGCAGTAGTGGTCGTTCGGGCCGACGGGTACCTCGTGGACGTAGCCCATCCCGCAAGATGGGTACGGGCACGGAACGATCCGGCGGCCGCAGCACTCGCACGTCACGGCTCGATCTCCCGTCCCTCGTAGCTGTCCACGGTCACGATGTCGGGGAACCGATCGTCGGGATCAGACGCGAGGAAGTCGAAGAGGCCGGACGCGACGTGCTCAACGTCGGCGTCGTCCTTGACCATGACCCCAACGATCAGCCAACCCGGCTTCACGAGACCCGCTCCTCGAGCCCCTCCGGGGGGTCCTCGGCGGTCGCGTCCTTGTCGTCGTGGCTGTCGACGTAGGCGACCGCCACGAGTTCACTGCCGGACGCGTTCGCGAACGCGACCATGTCCTCCACGAGCGCCTTCGCCGCGTCGAACTCGTCCACGTCGATGTAGACCAGCGCGTCGTACTGCGGGTGGAATCCCTCGTCGTCCTTCCGGTCGAGGACAGCGAACACGGCGTCCATGAAGCTCGGGTAGTCCTCCTGCCACTCGTCGGAGATGTGCTCGAGTTCAGCGCGGGAGAGGGTGCTCATCCGGTACCTCCACCGGGGCAGACGACGATGTGCCCGGGTCCGTTCGGGTGATCCCCGCCTCCGCGAGATCACGTCGGTAGGACTCGACCTCGCGCTTGAGCGTCTCGGTCTCGCGGCGGAGTGCCTGCATCGCGGCGGGGACCGGGTCGTGCTGGTCGAGGTAGTCATCGCGGCGGATGTTCACCGCGATCGCCGCGTCGAGACGTTCGATCAATGCCGGGTCGGTCGTCCACAGCGAGAAGGCGTACGAGTACGTGTGGAAGTTCCCGTGGTAGTGGAGTTTCCCGACGGCAGCCTCGACGCGCTCGTCGGGGCGTCGGTCGTCGTCAGAGCGGAGCAGGTCTCGTGCCTCGTACGGTCCGCTGCGGAAGTTGCCGTACGCCGCGAACCGACGGTCAAGTGGGTGTTCTGCGAGCATCGCGAACAAGTCCTCGATCGGATCGGGGCGCTCCGCTCGCGGTGTGTTCGCGTACTTCCACGACCAGCCCGAGTAGTCGAGGATCGTCTCGTCGGTCGCGACGAGCGGCTCGTTGGTCATCGGTCTGAGCCGATCCGGTCGAGGATCGCGACAGCCATCGTGTCGGCGCGGGCGAAGAGGTCGAAGTGCTCGGCGTACGCGGTCGTCGCGCCCTTCGTGATGTCGTCCTCGGTGCGTGCGTCGTCGGGAGCGAAGCACGTCTCGCCGCAGACGGGGCAACGGACGAAGTAGCGGCCGTCGTCGGGGTCGATGTCGCTCGCGGCGTAGGGGAGTCCGAAGCCGGGGAGTACGTGCCGGTCGATCGTGGTCGGGTCGCTCATCTCGTGTGCCTCCGTCGAGTCGTTCGCCGTACTGGATACGCGAACTATACAGGACGGTGCGGTGGGTTGCTAGTACCCGGGTGGGAAGTCCTGCGGCCGTTCCCATGCCTCGGTCGGTGCCGGGTCGGTGCTGCGAATCAGGAGACCGACCGTCTCGGACCATGCGACGTTCCGGTGGATCGCGGCGGGTGACCCGGTGTGGCAGTTCGCGCAGACCCCAACGAGGTTCGCTGCCGTATGAATACCCGAGCGGCGCTTCAAGCGGTGGTGACGCTGGTACCCGTACCGGTCGCCGCAGCCCTCGAGGCGGACCTCGCACCGTCCGCCGGAGCGAGCATCGACCTCTGCCTTCACCGCGTCGGGGACTGGATCGGGCGGCGGTTTCCGCGCGCGCGACTTCGCCGCTGCTGCCGCGGCAACCACAGACCGGGGCTGCTCCCGAGCTCGCTCGCGCGCGGCGTCCTGCGAGCGACGCTGCCACGCCTTCGTCGTCTCCGGGTTCGCTCGGAGCGGTTTCTTCCGTTCGAGGCTCATGCGATATCAGCACGGAGTCGCACCAGCCGCCGATGCTCAAAGGTTCGGTCGAGCCACCACCCGGCGCTCTTGAAGCAGTAGCCAGGATTCGCAGATGCGACCTTGCCGGGTTCGACGTACGTCGCCCAGCCATCCGGCGGTAGGTCGTCACCCCAGAGTCGCGCTGTGAGGTTCATCGCTGCGACGATGAGATCGGACGCGCGCCCTGCTCCTTCGTTGCGGAACATCGAGCAGCGCCACGCGTCGAGTCCGTCTGCCGTAGCTCGTGCCGATGATGCTTCCGGTCGATGTCGAACGGTGATCCAGACAGCACGTTCGCAAGGTGTGACGAACACGAGGTTGGGTGCGGGCGGTGCGACTTGGTCGGAACCTCGTCGCTCTCGCGAGTAGTGCCGATTCGCGAGGCGGACCGCCGCACGGTCGAACTTCGTGCGGACCTGCCACACCGTGTCGTCGTCGATCCCGGGGAGTACCAACGCCTGCGGGAGCGGTTCCGGTTTCATCAGAAGAGGGAGACCTGCCGGGAGCGTTCCGTGCGCGCGGCGACCTTCGCTGCGCCGCCCGACTCGAACACTCGCCACTCCGCGAGGCGGAGGTAGCTCGCTGAGAGGTCGAGCGAGATCCCGACGCGGCCGAGCGCGCGGGCGCACATCGCGGTAGTACCGGACCCGCCGAACGGGTCGAGGACAACCGCCGGCCTGGTAGGCGGCGGGGTCCAGCCGTCGAGGTGGTATTCGCGGACGGGGAGACGCTCCGGCCAGTCCTGGTCGGGGTCGAGGCGCGTGCCGCCCGTCGCGCGTTCGTCGCTCGCGGTGCCTTCCTGTCGTCCGCGGCGACGTTCGGGATAGTCGGTGTACGGGGTGCAGGCGCACGAGTAGCCGACGATCGTCGCGACGGTCGAGCCGTTCGGATGCTCGCCGTTCATGCCGCGCTCGTTCCCCTCCGGCTCTCCGAGGTCGCGGCGGCCGCCGCCGTTGTTCCGTCCCTGGACGTGGTCTAGCTCAAGGCGCTTCTCGACGATCGGCTCGCGTCCCTGGCCGCACTCGAGGCAGATACCCGGCGGGGACCAGCCGAGGATTAGACGACGCGGCCACTCGGACGGGAACGTCGCGTAGTGCTCGACGCCGGGGGTCTCCGCCTTGAGCCACTCGGGGACGATGAGCGGCTCGGAGGGGAGCCGCCAGACGGACCCGGGCGCGCGACCGAGCGGGTTGAGGCTCGTAGTCGACCCGCCGGCGGGGGACCCGTCGGGGTCGCGGTTGCGGGTGCCTCGGAGATGCCGGGTGAGGTCGTCGGGGTAGACGTGCGGCTCGCGGACTTCGTCGACGGCGGAGTAATGGTCGCCGCCCTTCGCGAGGTGGAACCAGTATTCGTGCGAATCCCGGGCTCGGTCTCGGACGCTCTCGGGCATCGGGTTCTGCTTGTCCCAGACGATGTCCTGTCGGACGAGCCAGCCGACCCCGTCGGGGTCGCCGTCGCCGTCAGCGCAGCCGATCGCGAAGCGGTGCGGGAGCAGCATCTTCGACTTGAGACGTACGAAGCCGGTCCGGCGGGTCGAGCGGTCTACCCACTCCTCGGCGGAAGCTCGGCCCTCGCGCGCGCTCACGCCGGGGGTCCCGCGACGGTGCCCACCCGCGTTCTCCCGCTTATCCCCGAGGTTCACGAAGCAGTTCCCCGACGGCCGGAGTACCCGCCACCACTCGTGCGCGATCCCGAGAAGCGCCTCGACGTACTCGCCGGGGGAAGGTTCGTCTCCGACCTGGCCGTCGTAGTGCTCTTCGCCGTCGCGGTACGACCGCTGCGCGTAGTACGGCGGGGACGTAACGATGAGGTCCACGGAGTTGTCCGCGAGCGGGAGCGCCCGCGTGTCGCCACGAACGAGGAGGGCGTCTCTCACCGGACCGCCTTCCAGCGGGACGGCTTGGCGAACACGAGGAGGGAGCTGTGCTTCCCTCGGGAGGTCCGCTGCACGATCGGGACCCGCTTCGACCCACCGCACGTCAGGCACGGTTGCGCCGTGTGCTCGCTCCATCCGTCGGTGTGGTCGAGACCGTCGCCGTCGCACGTCGGGCACTTCCGGTCCTTCGGTTGCTCGCGGCCGGCGAGCGGGATATCGAAGCGGTCCATCTTCCGGCCGCCCGTGAACCCGCGGCACCCGCAGGCGAGCGCGTCCTCGCAGACGCCCGTGACGTGGGTCTCCCGGTCGTGGCCGCAGAGACACCGGTCCTCGATCGCCCTCGTGATGAGGTCGGTCTGCCAGCGCATCTCGCCGCCCTCGACTTGGTCCATGCACTTCACGAAGAGGCGACGGCGCGCGACCCGGTAGCACTCGATCGCGCCGAGGCGCATGTCGGTGAGGACCTCGTCGCGGGAGGTCCTCTTCGTCGTCCCGAACCTCACGTCCTGCTCCCCGAGCGCGGGGGTCCCGTTGAGCTTGTATGGCGGGTCGAACACGACGACATCGAACGAGTTCGCGTCGAGCGGGATCGCGAGGTACGACCAGTGGTGATCGGTCTCGACAGGGACGACCCGGCTGCCCATCTCCGCCTCGGTCGCGAGGTCGTTCGTCACGAGCGTTGCCGGCCGGTACCGCTTCCAGAAGCCGCCCGCGACGCCGTACGTCACGTCGAGGACCGACCACGGGTCGCCGCGCTCCGGCTCGAGGTAGCCGGGAAGGCGAGCTACGTCCGCGATGAGCTCGGCGTTGTCGCGCCACGTCCCGATCGAGAGAACCTCGCTTACCGAGTCCACGAGGCGACCTCTCCGCTCGGGTACCCCGGCGCGGGGAGATCGCCGTCGAGTTCGACCGCCATCGCTACGCAGCACTCCTTGATCGTCTGGCACGCCTTGAGGAGCGCCTGGCGCCCCACCGCGGTATCGAGACCAAGGACGGCCGCGCGGTGGAGGTACTGATCTATGAAGTCCCGCCACCATGTGCCGGGCATCAGTCCTTCGGCCATGAGCCGCTCGGCGTTTTGGGCGCGCTCGGTCCACTTCCCGTCGGCGTACTCCGTCGTTTCTCTGTCGAGCCACACGGCGACAAGCTCGCGTGCCTCGGTGAACTCGTTCGCGCTCACGCTGCTGCTCCTAGGAGGTCGATACCGAGCAACGCCGCGAGGACGTGCGCTGCGAGTCGCGGTGGGATCGCATTCCCGACCTGCTCGAACTGCTTGCTCTTCGTGCCCTGCACCGGGTAATCGGGTGGGAAGGTCTGCAAGAGCAGCGCGTCGATGATCGAGAGGCGGATCGTGTTCTGCGACCGGCCGACCATCTTCCGGTTGTCGCGGCCGTCGTTCGCGAGGTGTCCGCCCGGGGCGAACGCCCGCGGGTCACCAGCGAGTGTCGTCGCCGGCCGTTCGTACGGCCATAGGTACTGACGGCCTCGGCATTGCGTGCCGCCGCAGGGACCCTCGCAGCCCTCATCGCCGTGGTCGTCCCACGAGCATCCGCACTCCGGGCAGCCGCCCGGATAGTCGGCCGGGTCCGGAGGAACGTACGGGACGCCGTTCACAAGGACCTCTGCGTGCCAGCGGCCCTTACCGTCGATCGACGGGGCCGGAGCGTCCGCAGAGACCTTCTGGGCGTCGTCGCGGGACCCTCCGGACTTCCAGTCCCGCCCCGTATTCACGACGACCTCTACATGCTCCGTCGGGGCACCCGCCTCCCAGAGATCGGCGCGTGACGTAACCGTCGGAGACGGCTCCGAGAGAGGGCGTTCGTACCGTCTCGACTGCCCGTTCTCGTCTCGACTGCCCGTGAAGTTCTCCGTCCGCATTACGAACTCGTCGGGTGCGGGGTCGAGATCCTCCGCTGCGCCGACCTGCCAGAGGTCTCCCCGAGACGACAGCGTCGGCGCGGGCTCCGACATCGGGACGAGTCGCCCGCGACCAGCGAAGTTGTCCGTCCGGACCCTCATCGCTGCATCGAGCTCGTCAGGGGTACCGACCTCCCAAGCACCACCGACTTTCGCGTCGAAGGTCGGAGCAGGCTCGCTCACGGGCCGCTCGTACGGCTTCGACCGGTCCCGCCAAGGAACGCCGACGCGTTGGTCGGGTCCGAGAGTCGCGGAGTTGTTCCCCGTGCGAACGACGACCTCCTCGAGCGGCGGCTTGGGGGCGTCGGGATCGCGGGGGTACGCCTGGGCGACGACGGCACGGTCGGCCATCTCCTCGACGGTGAACTCGCCGTCAGGGTCGGCCGGCTCGAATCGGTAGTTCCCGTTGTCTGCCGACGCCGGGATTGTCATGGCGGGTTCGTCGCCGCGGCGGATCGCGCCGTGCGGCTGGATTTCGCGGAGGACCCACGAACGTGCCTTCTCAGTGAGAGAGAAGGCAGGTTCGTCCATCGGTCGCCAGTCCCGCTCGCGGTACCCGTCCCCGGACGTGCCTCGATCGTCGAGGCGCGGGAACCCGACCTCCCACTCCGTGACGGAGTCCCGGAAGCGTTCCGGGTGCGCGATCGGTTCCGGACCGCCTCCTGCGCCGGTCCCGCCTGCCGTGACTGTCGGCGTCGGTCGATCCCGGGCACCCCACCCGAGCGCCGCGGCCATCGACACCCACGGGGCGAGCTCACCGAACAGGGAGATAGCCCCACCCTTGCAGTGCGTCGGTTCCGGCGGGTGAACCGGCCGCGAGCGATGCGCCATGAGGATCGCGCGTTGCCGGGTCTGCGGGACGCCGTAGTCCGCCGCATTCAGGACCCCGCACCATGCCGAGTAGCCGAGACCAACGAGAAGGTCTCGGTACGCCTCCCAGACCACGAGCACCGGGGGGACCTGCTCCATCGCGATCCACTCCGGACGGTTCGTCAGGATGACGCGCAGCGGCTCGAGTACGAGCGCGGAACGGGGGTCCGGGACGATCGTGGTCGCGTCGTCACCGAAGCCGAGGTTCTCCGGCGGAGAGTAGGGCCGCCAGACGCCGTCGCTACAGGCTCGGACGTGTGCGATGAGGTACGGGAGTTCGAGAAGTCCCTCGCGGTTCCCGGCAGCAGAGAACGTCGGGCATGGCGGCGACGCGATCAGACCAGCGAGAGGGCCGTCGTGTTCGTAGGTCGAGATGTCTGCCTGCATGGTCCGGAGGCCGGCTGCGGTGCGCGTCGCGCATGCTGCGTCGTCCCACTCGATGCCGAGGGGTTCGATGCCGAGCAGCGCGGCGCCTACGTCCCATCCGCCGGGACCGCCGCAGAGGTCAACGACTTCGGTCATCGGAGGTCCTCGAGGTTGACGACTTCGCTGTGGCCGTCGGTGTAGTCGAGGAACACGACGCCTGAGGCACGCGGGGTCGGGAACACGTCGAGGACGTGGCCGTGGTCCGGGCAGTGAAGCGACCCGGCAGGTCCGTGGGTGCGTTCTACGTCGTAGGGGCAAGGGACGCCGTCGGGGCGGGGGAGTCCGCAGATGACGGCGCTCACGAGCTCGTCTCCGTGGCGACGGCGCGCGCTCGGGCGCGGTCGACGTACCCGCGTGCCTCCCCGACGGATGACCAGTCGTGTCCGTCGAGGGCGTCGTCCAAGGTGGCGAGCGCAAGGTCGAGAAGTTCCTCGAGGGACTTCTCCGGCTCGGGGGTGGCGTCTCCGATCACCGTGACGCCGGGACCGGCTTCGGCTTCCTTGACCTCACGGACCCGTGCCCGAACCTCGTACTCCGCGAGTTGCTCGTCGCGTGCCTCGACGAGGATCGCCTTCCGGTTCTTCGGGTCGAGAGACGCGACCGCCCGGTGGTGCGAGTACGGAACGTCCTCGATGCGTTCCGCCGGCGGGATACGGTCCGCGACCCACTGAGCGTTCTTCAACGTCGAGAGCGCCAGACCGGTCGCTTCGACGGCCTGCACGTACTTATCTCCGAAGTGGTGCTCCCCGTACGCGAGCCAGTCGCCTACCCACCACATCGACGCTCGTGCCATCGCGACGAGAGTCCGGCCCTCCTCTGCCCACTCTTCGTAGGTCAACCCCTGGGGCAGCTCGTAGCCCGTGAGGAGCAACTTCCCGTGGAGCGGACCTGCCGCGTCAGCGAGCACCTGGCCGGGGTTCGTCGTCATGGTGTGTCCTCCTCGGGATCATGGTCGAGTACGTCGTAGCGCGCGGCATGGTGCTCACCGTCGATGTGTCGTTCGATCGCGGCGACGCTTCGCTCGACGGTGTCGCAGTCCGGATACCGGCATACGAACCAGCCCCGGGATCGCGGCCGGCGAACCTTCGGCGCCGCCTTGTCGGAGACGACCCGCGCGCCGTCGGGCAGGTTCGGCCACCGTGTCGTCACGATTCGATCCCGTTCCGTCGACACCAGGAGCGGACCTTCCGGACAGTGATCGCCGGGGTACGGGCGGTCCCTGACGTAACGAGGTCCGGGGCGTCGGCATGTTGCCAGACGAGATGTCCCTTCCCCGTGAAGTCAACCTCAACGCCGACGGCGCTGAGTTTCCGGATCAGGTCTCGTACGTCCTTGTCGATACCGCGGAAGCGGCGGCTCGCCTTGACCGAGTTCGCGCCGTACGTCACCGGTCGTCCTCGTCCTCGTCGTCATCGCCGTCGGCGGCTTCGTCCTCGTCGTCGAGTGCGGGTGGAGGCATGAACGACGCGGTCAGGGCGGCGCGGTCGCGGTCCTCTGGAGAGATCGGCGCGCTCGCGAACGCCTCCTCCAACTCCGCGAGGCGGGACTCAGGAACGAGTGCAGCGACGGTCGGGATGCGCTCGAGGAACGCTGTCGCTGACGGGGACGACAGCGCCCCGGTCGATAGTTCCTTGAGGAGGTTGTTCTCCTGCCGCGCCATCGTCGCCTGCGCCGCGATGATCCGGGCGTCGAGGTCTGCAATCATCGCCCGACGTAGCTCGTCGCGTTGCTGTCGTTCCCATCGCAGCAGCGGCGTGGCGAGCGGCTGCCATCTCAACTCGTACCCGTCGGCGGAGCGCGCGGCGGTCTCGAGGACGCGGGAGATACGGGCGTTTGCCTCTCGGACGATGCCGGTGATTTCTAGGTCGGCTGCCGCGATCGCGTCCTCGTTCGCCCGGAACCGCATCGCGATCGCTCGTTCGATGTCCGCGAGTAGCTCGGCGCGTCGGACGCCGATCTCGAGGCGAAGCGCCTTGAAGTCGCCGCGGACGACACGGCGGAGTTCTTCGCGTTCTCCCTTCGTGATGTCGTCCGTCACGATCCCCCCTCTCCGGGGAGCGGAACGTAGTGCCCCGAGTCGAACGCATCGTGCTTCGTCCACCGCCACACGCGCGCTGACCACGTGCCGTCACGCTCGGTACCGCCCGCGCCGTCCGGGACGTGATTCCAGCTCCGCGCCTCGCCCGGCTCCCAGAACCCCCAGGTTCGGTGGTGCTTCCCGACGAGCAGGAGTGTCCACGTCGGGTTTCGGAGCAGCCTCGTGATCGTGTGCGCGTCGTGCTTCCGGACGACGTTCACGCGGCGGACCACATGCCCCGAGACGGTGAACGTCATCGGGTCGAGTCGATCCTCGACGTACCCACCGCGAAGGACGATCGACACGAACGAGAACGGGTGGTCGTGCAGCGTCGGGCGCGCATCCGGCGCGCTCATTCGGTGGAGTAGGACTCCGCCGAGTGGGGTCGAGAACAGCCACCAGCGACGGAGGTAGAGCGACCCGTCGTCCGTGCGGGTGAGGTCGAACTGGTGGTACGGCCCGGACCACCGTCGGTGCGACACGCTCGGTCGTCGACGCCCGAACCGGCGTCGATGACCCGCGCGTTCGGGTGCGTAACTCACTCGCTCCCCGCCTCTTCCGCTGCTGCCTCACGGGCGACTGCCTCGACTTCCTCCGCGCATCGCGGGCAGTGCCGCACCGGGAACACGTCCCCGACGTGCTCCGCCTTGTCGTGCGCCTCGATCAACTCGGCGTCGCGGAGTTCGTACTGCCGGTTCCGGGTCTCTTCGATGTACCGGCGGTTCCTCTCGGCCTGCTCCGCGATCGCGGTCGCGACGACATCCGCGTCAACGAACGTCGCGGTACTCGCGTCGAGGATCGGGGTCCGTACCACACCACCCGCCGCTGGATCACGGCGGTTCTCCGCCGGGTGATGCACGTCCACGCACTTATAGGCGAACACGATGTAGCCCTCATCGCCGACACCGATGCGGACAGGATCGACCTTGACCGTCTCGGACAACCCGTCGCCGGTTCTGCGGACCACGATCGCCATACCAACGACCGGGCGTCCCTCGAACGTCCCTAGCTCTACGTCGCTCACCGTTGCTCCTCTCGGGTTAGAACGGCTGCCCGCCGTCGGGGTCGTACGGGTCCATGAGCATCTGCTCGCCCTCACCGAGGAGCCAGTGCAGCCCCATCGCTCGGCAGACTCGCGCGAAGTCGTCATTGCTCGCCTGCCACGGCAACTTGTACGCCGGGTTCCCGAACAACCGCGTCGGCCACGCTCGATTCGCGTACCGGTCGGGTCGCGCACGGACGAGTTCCGCCTCGCGCGGGTCGGTGCTCACGAGCTTGAGGCCATGCGAGAACGCCGGCCATGATCGCCAGACGGACGAGCCGCGTGCGCGCCAGTCGGCGTCGGAGCCGCGGTCGTTACCCGAGTGCGCTTCGAGCATCAACGCGAAGTCGTACCGGGTCATCCAGTCGTCCCAGATGTCGGTCACTTCGTCGATCACGTCCTCCGAGTACCGCGAGCGTCCCTCCGGGGTCCGGAAGGTCTTGACCAGAGGGCCGCAGATCACGAGGTCAGGACGAGCCGCGTTCAGGGCGCCCTCTACCTTGCGGCGCCCACGGGGAGAGAGCAGATCGACACCGTCGGGCCAGGACACCGCGTGGAACATGCCCTCCTGGTACGTCGGTCCGACCGCGCGGCGGAGCTTCACGAGTTCGGCTGCTTGGTCGATCGGGTCCTCTTGAAGGTCGAGGGACAGAACCCGTCGGGGTTCCATCCCTTCCCCGATGCCCGTGAACGGGTGAATGCCCGCGGCGATGCACCCGGCGACCTGCCGGAGAAGCGTCATCTTCCCGCCGCCTTCCGATCCCGTGAGGATGAACACCTCACCCTGACGGAGACACGCCGGGATGACGAACGGCTTCGTCGGTTCCTCGACTTCCTGATCTGCGAGTGCCCACATCGCGAGCAAGTCGATGGTCTCAACCTCGAGGGCTTCGGGAGCGAGTCGGGATGTCGCGTCGTTCGTGAGACGGTCGAGGTGTTCCTCGTCGCCGGCGTAGCCCGCCTCGGCTAGCTCGTTGCCGTACGCGATCGCCGCGCGAGCGCGAGCGAAGCGGCGGATGACTGACGCGTACGACCGGACGTTCATCGACGCAGGGGTCGACGTGGCGAGTTCCTGCAAGCAACCGCGGGTGAAGTCGCGATGGTCAGCGTTCGGCGCACCCGACGCCGCGATCCGGTCGTGGACCGTGACGGGGTCGACGCCTTCGCCGTGCGCGTGGAGCCATTCGAGTGCCTCGTAGATCGTCCGGTGGTTCGGGAGCCAGAGGTCGGAGACGTCGGTCTCGCGCAGTGCCCGGGCGCGTACGTCCTCGTTCAGGAACATGGCGCCGAGAAGGGACTCCTCGGCGTCGCGTGACCACGGCGCGTTCCGCGACGCGGGCGGCGGCTCATCAGGCGGCGGTGGCCCGGCGGTCATCTCGGTACCTCGTTCCAAGGCGTCCTTCGCGATGATCGGACCGTGGCAGAATTCATCGTCTCCGTGGTGCTCGTCGGGGTTGGACTGATCGCGTTGACCATCGCGCTCGGGCGCGGCCGGAGGTAGGGAACGATCATCGGTTCGCTACAGCGAGAAGCGAGTCGGCGTGACACGGTGCGGAGAGCGGACACCAGCAGGCAAGATCACGGCCGGCGAGTTCGCTGACGGCGACGTCCATCGGGTGTCTACCGATGCGTGCCAGCCATGCGCTGCGCGTCTCGTAGATCGCGGTGACGACCTCATCGGAGAGGTCTGCGACCCGGCCCGGATTCCAGAAGCCGCGAACCATGTCGTCGTAGAGACCGACCGCGACCTCGATGCCGAACTCGGAGACGACGAACGGGTTCCCCCAACGGCTTGGCCGGCCGACATACGTCACGTGCTCCGGCTTCCGCCATCCCGCCTTGCGGCTCATCTGGACCCTCGTCGGTGGGGTCACGCCGCTAGCCCGTGACGGCGACGCCGACTGAGCTTCACGAACCGGCGGATCAGGTGACGGTCTGCCTCATCGACACCTTTCACGATCAGGTTGGCGAGCTCGGCCATCTCGGGAGGGAGCGACCCGAGTTCCTGCTCGGCATGCTCAACGAACTCCGTCGCCCACCGGGCGAGTTGGATCAGATCGCCGCGCGCGGCGTAGTACCGCGCCCACGCCGCGCGGCGGCTGCCCTCGAGAGCGGCGTCGTAGTAGTCGCTCATCGCCCGCGGTACCGGACGGGCATCTCGACATCGACGCGGAGGACTTCCGTCGTGATGCAGTCGGGGTGGGTCTCCGACGGCGGTCGCCCGGTCGGGATCGGCTTGCGGCACGTGTAGCAGACCATCGCCGGTTGCTGGTCGAGCGGCTCGGAGGCGGAGATCGTCCCGTCGGCGCCCATCAGGCGGGGTACTCGTCGTGGACGACGCCGTCGAGAAGCCGTCCGGCGGGTTTCGTGCCGACTCGTACGGAGGTCGAGCCGTCCGGCCAACGGTGCTCCCCGCGAGCGTTGTCCTCGCCGTTCCACTCCCACCAGCGGACGAGGCCGGCGAGAGGGCCGTCGGGCCAGGACGACCCGTCGCCTGCATAGACGAGATCCCCGATGCCGTCGCAGTCGACGGAGACCGGCGACGAGCAGGGGAGCCACTCGCCCCACTGCTTGAAGAGGAACGGGACGCCCTCGCGCGCGCAGTCATCGCGGATCGTCCGGACCCACTCACGGTCCATCGGTCGAGCGCGAGGCCCGGACTCGCCACCGACGACGACCCAATCGAGGAGTGGATGCGGAGCACCTGACCCGCCGGCCGCGCTGCCGATCCAGTCCCGATCAAGCCACGGGGCGAGCGATACCGGACCGAGCAGCGGTTCGACCGAGACCCACCGAACGGCTGCCGGCGTCGCGAGAAGCGGCGCAATCCGGATGCGGGCGTACCGGTCGTTCTCGACGCTCGTGCCGAGCCACACGTTCGGGAGCGGATACGAGACTGCGAGGGAGACGACACCGCGGCGCACGAGGCGCTGGATATGCGCCGTCATCGCGAGCTCGTCGCGCGCGGCAAGCCACGCCTCCCGGAACTCCGGGGAGGCGAGTAGTCGCGCCATGCGCTGCGGACGCTTCGTGAGGACCTGGAAGGTGTGCCACTCTGCGAGACCCATCACCGCGAACACGCGGGCGATGAACTCGTCGGGGACCTCGTCGTGGAAGAGGTCGCTCATGGAGTTGACGAACACCTTCCGTGGTTTCGTCCAGTGAAGCGGCTGCTCGACCCGTGCCTCGACTGTCCGGACCTCGCCCGTGAAGCGCGGGAGACGCCCCTCGGGGCGGTACGTCAGCCCCGCGTACAGCGCCGTCCCCGAGAGCCGCCCGGCTGCCTCGCGGGCGGCGTAGCAGCCGGCGCAGCCAGCGGAGACGTACTCGCAGCCGACGAGGGGATTCCACGTGCGTTCCGTCCATTCGATGCCTGTCGTCGCGCTCATAGCGTCCTCTCGTAACCGCGGGCGTCGCAGAGGCGACGTATCCCGCTCTTCCGGCCGTGAATCGTGGGCATCAGAGACCGGCCTCCGGTGCGGACGGCTCGTGCTGGTTCGCCTTGCGCCAGAAGTACGCCTCATCGGCTCGCATCGTCAGCAAGTGCGCGATGACATCGTCGGTCGGGACCATGCAGCCACCCCAGGTGCGGTCGTAGTAGCCGATCGGATGCAGGCAGAGAACCGCGAGGCAGCGCATCCCCTCGGCGCTGCTGCCGTACTTCCAGCGGGGCGTAAGCGCGATCGTCGGACGGAGACGACGGAACACGTACGTCAGACGCGACCGAGGGGATGTCTCGAGGAACGAGCCGGTCAGGCAGTAGTGCCGGAACTGCCGCTCCGAGACCAGCCCGAAGAGCTTCTCCATCGCGGCGGTCTCCGCTGCGAGCGACCAGGCATCCGACGCGCCGATCGTCCGGACCCAGAACATCAGCCGGTCCATCGACTGATCCGGCGACCGTGGACAGGTCAACGCGAACGCGCGGCCCGACGGCAACCGACGCATGATGAACACGTCGCGGTTATGTCGGCCGTCGTACCAGCGGTTCACGATCTCCTCGTCCTCGCCGTCGTTCAGGTCGGGGCCACCAACGAGTAACTCGATCTCGGACGACCCTGTACCGAATACCTCCGCGAGTGGATGCCGGTCGTGGAGTCGGACTGGTATCTCGTCCTGGTCGACCGGCAAGGGGATGCCCTGCCACTCCCCGACGGCGCCGCTTAGGTGCGTCAGCGCGTCGCGCCAGTCGCCGTACGACCAGTCCTCGGCCCCGGATAGGGAGAGCTCGTCGGTTCGGTCACCCACCGGAGGTCCTTCCAACCGCGGTCGCCTGCGATCCAGCGACGGGCACCTCACGCTTCCGGCCGCCACGCTTCCGAGGTGACGGCGGACCTGCCTTCGGTGGACGACTCGCGGGACCCGCCTCCGGGTCGCCGTCGTCCTCGACGATCACGTAGACCATCCGCTCCGCGATGAAGCCGTGAACGCGGACCGGGCCGTCGTCGGTCTCAACGAAGATGGAGTAGCCCTTCCGGAGCATTTCTCCGATCAAGTCCTTGGCGCGGTCGCGGTCCTCCGGAGACGTGCCTACCTCGAGGCGGAGGTCGCCCTTCCCGATCGACAGCACGTCGAGGATGCCGGGACAGAACACGCCGAACACGGCGGCGGTCGGTTCACCCTTCTGGATCGCGTCGGCGCGCGCTCGGGCGCGCTTCCTGCCGCGGCGACTCATCCGAGCCGTCCTTCGGCGCGGCCGGCGTCGAGTCCGGCGGCGTAGCCGCGCGAGAAGTCGTCGGACTCGTCGCGGTACGGGTCGCTGACGATCGCGTCGATCTCGATCGGGTCCTCCGCGACGTGAACGAGTCGCACGTGCTCCGTGCCGACACCGGACTGCGTCGCGAGAAGGACCCGCGCGTGGTAGTCGAGTCCTTCCGGGTTCTCGCGGAGGCCCATCGGGATTGACTCGCGGAGCGTCGCTGCGAGCTTGCCGTCGTCGACGGACCGGCCGAGGACTTCCACGAGCGCGGCCCACTCTTCCTTGCGGAGGGAGAGTTCCCCCGCGAAGGCGCGCATGCCAGCGAGACCGGCCCGGACGTAGACCTTCACGTGTGCGCCCTCGACGCGCGGCTCGAATCGGAACGAGATCGGGTGTTCGGGATCACCGAGTGACATCGGCGGGGTCCTTTCGCTTCGCTTGACGACGCTTCGTCGCGAGTACCTCGGGGACGTTCGTCGTTGGGACCGGGAGGTGACCATCGAGCGCACGATGCACGGCGGCGAGACAGTCGGCACGTGACCAGCCGTATCGACGGAGCACCAGCACGAGTTCACGGAGGAGACTCACGGAGCAGCCGATCTCGGCTGCGACTGCCTTCGTTGCCTTCTCGAACGCGTCGACGCGTTCGATGAGCCCGGGGCGTTCGTCCCACTGCTCCCACGCTCGGATGAGTTCGGTATCGGCGTCACTCACGGGCGGTCCCTTCGTCGGTCGGCACCGGAGACGACGTACGCGGTCGCGGACTGCTCGGCTACCCGCGACCAGACCCGCGGTCCAAGGACTTGCTCGAGTCCGTCGGGTCGGAGGTTCGTCGTGATGATCGTCGGGAGCGTCGCTGCCCATCGGGCGTCGATGAGTAGGTCGAGGCGTTCCCGTGTCCAGTCGGTCGGCTTCTCGGCACCGAGGTCATCGAGTACCAGCACATCGACCCCGACGAGTACGTCGAGGGAGTCGGGGCCGTCAGGCCGGAGACCTTCCATCAGTGCCGCGACAGCTCGGAACCGAACGTCGTCTCCGAGATCCCATCGTGCTCGCGCTGCGGCAACCGCCGCGTGCGTCTTGCCGACTCCCGGTGGTCCCGTGAGGATCAGGTTCGGCCGCGGGAAGTCGTGCGTGACCCAGGCGAGCAAGTCCGTGTAGAGCGGGTCCGCGATGCTGTCGAGGGTCGCATCCCTGAATCGGCGGGGGACCCGTCCTCGCCATCCGACGTTCCGCATAGCGGCGAGTGCCTCGGCATGCTCCCGTACGGCGTCTGAGTCGGCTGTCACAGCGCGATCCTCTGCGTCGGTGCCGACCGGTCGTACTCAGGAACCCCGGGGCGTCCTCGGGTGCCACGACGAAGAGCTTCCTCGAGCGACCAGTTCGCGACGGTCGCGACGCTGGTAAGCGCCGCTGCGAGTTGCGCGTCGGACCAGCCGGCCCGGACGAACGCGAGGACGATCTTCCGGACGGCGACGAATCCGCCGGCGGGGGTAGGTCTCGGGGTTCGCGACTCCCACCAGTCGCGCGTGAGCTTGTCCGCGCGCGTGTCGTCCTCGCTCTTCTCTGCTGCTGTGCGTCTCCGCGCGGAGACCTTCGGCGCGCTTGGAGCCGGAGCGGCGTCAGCCGGTGTCTCCAAGGCTTCAACAGTTGAAGAGGGGGAAGCTACGGAATCGTCGGTTCCGATCCTTCGATTTCGTCGGTTCCGATCCTTCGATTTCGTAGATTGGGGGAGAGGAACGAGGTCCTCGTGGTCGCGGTCGATTCGGTACCACTTCCGCCGCGTTGACCATCCCTCCGGCTGGACCGAGAGCAGCACGCGACGCTCTTCCAGCGACCGGGTCGCGCGACCGATAGCGGCCTCGGAGACACCGATCTCGGACGCTAGGTCGGAGCAGGTGACCGGGAACCATTCCTCGTCGTCGTGCCATTCGCCGTGCTCTGCCGCGTCGAGGTGCCACGCGATCTGTTGGAGCACGACGGCTTGGAGGAGGCCAAACGCTCGGACCACGGACGGCTGTGCCTGAACGAGTCGTTCCGAGAGAAGCAGCGCCGAGCCGGTCACCGCACCGCTACCTCGCGCGACGGGTTCGCGATCGGCGTAGTGCCGGGGTCCGTCATCTCGGTCATCTGACGCTCCCCTCTCGGCGCTGCCGGGGAGCGGAGACCGGGTAGTGTCTCGCTCGACGGTGCGCGGCATCGCACGGTCTCTGAGTCGGCCCCGGGAACTCACCCACCCCCGGGGTCGTCTCGCGTTCTGCGGGTGACTCTACAACGGGTTCGACACCCGTGCCCGGTCCTCCCGGACAGTCATGCGGACCGGACTCGTCGGCGTCCCACCAGCGGGGGAGCCAGAACCCGAAGCGGAGCAGGACCGGAGCGCCACATCGGCTGCACGTCGCGGGAAGATCGCTCATCAGTCGAGGTCCTCGAGCACAGCGACGGGGAGCGTCGAGACCTCCCACCAAGCGCCGCACTTCCAGCAGCGAACCCGGTCGTCCCACTCGTCGTCACGGTCGATCGAGTGCAGACCCCCAACCGGGCAGTCCTCTCCGAGGATCGTCACCGTGCGAGTGCTCCGCGACGGACGTAGAGCTCACCGAGATCGTGGGTATCTGTCCACGGCTGCGACGGCGGGACAGCGAGTCCCTCCGCGAGGAGCATGTGCGCCCAGATGTGCCCGATACGTGCATCGGCGTTCCACCACCATACGGACTGCGGACGACCCCGGCCGCGGAGGAGGACCTCTGCGATCTCCTGCGCGTCGGTCTCGCGGTCGAGCCGCGAGTCGCTGGTCATCCCCGCGTGTGCGTCGGCATGCCAGATCGACGCGGACGCATGCCACACGGGAGTCACGTCGGGGCACGAACACCGCTCTGTCGTCAACGCGGCGAGCGCGACGAACCCCGACCGGAGACGGAACGACGCTTGGTGCGCGCGTCCCGGCATCTGCCCCGGGTTCTTCGGGTCGCGGATCGCGCGACTGACGAGGATGTCGATCGCCTCGACCGGTAGCGACGGGTCACTCACCGCAGGTCTCCGTTCTCTTCGGGGCAGCGGTGCGTGTCGATGAACGCTCGCACCGCGGGGTCGTCTCGACCTTTCACGTCGATGTCCTCGCCGCACGTCACGCAGGCGACGAACGCCGGCGGGACGAGGCTCGGTATCCCGCACGTCTCGCACTCGTCGCGCTCGTCGTCCCCGACCTCGTAGTAGACGATCGGACCCGAGACGGTCCGCCCGTTCGCCTCGTAGAGACCGTCGGGTCGGAGGTGAACGTCGGCGTAGCAACGGCCGGCGAGGACCCGGTCAGCGTCGTACCAACTGAGACCGCCTGCTTCCGGGATTATGACCTTGGTCTCATCGCTCATCTGCCGTCCTCTCGCCGGACTTCGCCGGGGAGGGGCACGACGAGCATGCCGTCCTGTAACTCGACATCGACGCTGGTCGGTGCCTCGGGATGCAGGAGCCGGTAGTACGAGAACAGCGCACGGACACTGACCATGCCCGTCGATGATCGGTACGCCGCCTCATCCGACTCGGCTGCGGGCCGGAGGGCGAGGACCCGCTGTTCGGGGTCGTACAGCAGCGTGAGGGCGCTCGTACGGCCGATCAGGCGATGCGCGGCGGCGTTCAGGAAGAGAGCACCCTCGGGACGGAACGTCGCCCGAGGAACGGGGTCGCCGCCGTGGCGACCCGGCCGGGAGAACCCCTGCCATCCCGCGGTCACGCTGCCCCCTCGGTCCGTTCGACACCGGCACGGAATACGCCGTCGTCCAGGTGCAGCCGTGCCCGCGTGAACGCCACGTACCGGAGCCGGAGCTCATCCACGGTCAGGTCGACATCGACCATGTCCTCCGCGATCCGAACGACCGGCCACTCTTTGCCCTTCGACCTGTGCGCCGTCGAGACCGCCATCACGCCCGGAGCTTCCGGCGCTGACGAGTCCACCGCTCGGAGAATCGTCGCTGTCCCGAACTCCTCAACGAGGCGCGCCATCAACCCGAGCTCGCTGCCGTTCGGGTCCTTCTGGACGTAGTCGAGGACCTCCCCCCAGGTCGAGAAGCACGACAACTCCCAATAGGACGTGTACCCCTGCGCTTTGAGCTCGCGCGCTCCACGAGCGAACGCGGCGACCTCGATGCCTCCCCCGACGAGGTGAACGGGTTGGCCGGCGTTCACGTAGCGGAGGACTTCCTCGATCGCCGTCGCGTTCGTGCGGCAGAGCAGCGCGTCGACAGGAGCATCATCGGGGAGTTCCCCGACGGTCGAGTCGATCGAGTCGAGACCCCGGAGACGAAGCGGCGAGTCGAGCGCCGCGAGGACACCGTTCGCTCGGTCCGCGATCGCGGGTCCGAACCGGAACGACTGCGTCAGGGATCGACGGTTCGTAGAGTCGAAGCCCTCCATCGCGTCGACCGCGCCCGTGAACCGGAAGATGGCCTGGTTCGCGTCTCCGACGTAGACCTTCTGCGCGTGATCCTGCTCCGCGACAATCGCGGCCATGACCGGCGACGCGTCCTGCGCCTCATCGAAGAGGATGTAGTCGGCGGTGATCGTCGGGTGCGACAGTTGGAAGAGCTTGAGGTAGACGTGGTGCCCGAACCGAAGTTGCCCTTGCCGCGACGCGAGATCCTGCCACGCCTTGCGGAGCGCCCCCTCGAGATGGCGTGCGAGTTCGATGTTGTGTCCGTACGTCGGGTTCCCCTGGTTATCGGGATCATCGATGCCGTCCACGTACGAGAAGTGCCGTGCCGACGGTTCCTCGTGTGCTGTCGCGCAGAACGTCGCGATAGCGCGCATGACGTGACCTGCCTGCCATCCGGGCGCGAGTCGTTTCCCGTTCACGATCAGCGGGTCGATTCCGAGTTGGCGCGCGATCTGCTCCGACCGCATCCGCTCAGCGTTCAGCCTGTGTCGGTAGCGACGACCAACCGCTCGGAACGCGAGGGAGTGCGCCGTCCCCGACGCGCACCGTTCGGGCATCTTCCCCGCGACCTCGTCCGCGAGCGCGCGGGAGAACACGAGGTACCGGCCGCGCCGGCGCGTCGAGGACGCGAGCAACCGCAGCGTCGATGTCTTGCCCGTCCCGGCTCCCGCGTCGATGACCATGTCCTCACCCGCGAGGAACAACGACAGGGCGGCCGCCTGCTCATCGGTCGGCCTCACCCGGAACACCCCCGCCGGCTCACCGGGCGCTCGCCAACTCGTCCGCGAGGACATCGGGGAGGCGGCGATAGTGCTTCGGGTTCACGACCGGGATCATCGCGAGGACGGACCACCAGGACCGCGGCTCCCGCGAGTCCCTGATCGCGTACGCGAGGTCGAAGCGACAGAGACGACCCATCGCCCGCGCGAACGTCGGGGCCGAGACTCCGAGCTCGCTCGCGAGCGTCTCGGTCTCGTACCGGGTCATCGGCGCGGTCAACGCGTCGAACGCGAAGCGTCGCACGATCACGAGCGATGTCGGACCAAGCACCGGCAGCCAGTACCGCTCGACGTACGGGTCGCGTGCGGAGACGGTCTCGCCGCTGTCGGGCGTGGCGTGCTCGACTTGGATCGTCGCCGGCAGCAACGACGACTCGGGCACTCTTCGTCCGGTCACAAGGTCCCTCCTCGGGTGTGGATGACGAGCGAGTCGTGGATGCCTGCCCACTGCGGGATCGCGACGGATACGGCCGGCCGGGACGTGAGTTCGAGATAGCGATGGAAGCGGGAATCGGCGGTGCAGCCCCACGACTGCTCCCCGACGTACGCGACGATCTGCCCACCCGCTCGGAAGTAGGAGCGCGCGGACTCGTACGCGAAGCGGTCCATCGGGGGCCAGCAGACGAGCAGCGTCCGGTCAGGGTGCTGCGCGGCGATGTCCGCTCCGTCGACTTCGATGACGGCGGTCCATCGCGGCATGCCTTTGTGGTAGTGCTGGTACGAGCTGCCGCCGGTATCGGTCGCGATCACGTCGCCACCGCGCGCGCGGAGCAGGGCGGACCAGTATCCGGTGCCGCACCCGACTTCGAGAACGGGTCCGGTGTCGAGGATCGCGTCGAGCGCCTCGTCTGTCGGGATCGCCCACGAGTACCGAGAGACGAGTTCCCGACGGAGCGCGCGGATGGCGGCCTCTTCGCTGAACATCGCACTCCACTCGGCGTCAGACTTCGGGTTCACACCCGACGGACGCTGTCTCCAACTCGGCCACTGTCGAGCCGACTCGAGCGACTCCCACGCGTCGAGTAGCGGGTTCACCCCGACCGCGAGAGGGTCGTCGTACCGGCTCCTGACGCAGTCGACGGTGTCCGTCAGCGACGCCGGGATCGTGGACGGGCAGCGATGCTCACGAAACGCGTCGGGTGGGCTGGATGCTCCGCACATCGGGCAGTAGGCGAGGACTTCCGCCTCGCTCACCCGTCGCTCTCCGCGCTGTCGTCCGTGTCCTCGGCGGACCCGTCGTTGTCCGTGAAGTCCGGCGAGCAGGCGACGTGCCAGGGCTTCTCCTGGTCGTCGTACACGGGATGCTCGTCGTCTCCGATGGGGTCGCCGCACCCTTCGCAGAACTCCGTGAGGTCGTCGGAATCGTCGGTCTCGGGGAGGCGAGCACCGTCGGGTGCGTCGTCGTCTCCGAGTTCGGCGTCGTCGACGGGACCGGTCTCTGCCTCGGTCCGTTCCCGGAGCTTCTGCTCTGCCGCGGTGATCAGGTTCCGTGCCGTGCGGATCGCGGCCGGTCGGAGGTCGTCGACCTTCGGGAGGTTCCGCTTCGTCCACTCGGCACCGAGGTCGACGCGGAGGTCCCTCGGCAGTTGCGTGATGCGCGCGGCGAGCGCGGACCGCTCCGAGTTCAGCGTGTGCGTCTGCTCGTCCGTCGAGGGACGCCCGGTACCGCCTGCCTGCGACGCACCAGGCGGGAGGGTATCCGCAGCTTCCGTGTCGATGTAGCCGAGTTCCTCGGGGAGGTACGAGACGCCAGCGAGGCAGTCGGAGAACAGGTCGCGGCAGAGGATCGCGAGTGCTCGCCACTTGAGCATCGCCTTCGTGTAGGACTTGTACATCGGCTTGTCGCGGATCGGCGTCACTTCGTACGTGTTCTCGTCGTAGTCCTGAATCAGGCCCGCGTTCTTCGCGTCGATGAGGTCGAACTCCGCCTCCATCGCGTCGCCGTTGTCGGCGCGTACGCCACGCCAGATCGCGTGGAAGCGGTCGGACTCGACAACGACGAGGGAGTGCCCCGCGCGACGCACGAGGGCGGCCATGAGCTTGCCCTCCATCCCGATCTTGCCGTGGACGACGTAGAGGTTCTCGAGCGCCGCCGACTGCGAGATACCGAGGTCCCACGCGCGGAGAAGGACGACTTGGAGGTCGGGCAGCTTCCCGGGACCACGCAGCGCGTCGGGGACGAGGTTCGACTTCGACATCACCTGCGAGATCGCGACGATTTGGTCGAACACCGAGGGCGGCGCGACGAGGGGTCGTTCCTGCGCCGCCTCGTACGCGACGAGCGCGGCTTCCGCGACCTCGTCCTCGTTCTGCTCCGGCTCATCGACCGCGACGACGGGAGTGTCGGCCTCGACCATCGCTCGGAGGCGGAGACCGTTCCGGGCGAGCGTCTCGAGTTCGTCGCGGGTCGCGCTGCGGGGCGGAACCGCGTTGAGACCCTTCCGGAGCACGTCCTTGAGGAGGTCCTTCGTCAGCGTGGGGAGTTGGTCCTCCCCGATCGTGCCGAGTCCCTCGACCTCGACGGTCGTCGTCGGGATCGTCGCCTCGGTCGGTTCCGGAACGACCTCGGCGTCGTCGATCGGCTCCGCTGCGGGGGTGTCGGTCCTCGTCACTGGTCGTCCTCCGTGATCGGGGTCGGCTCGAGACCGAGCCGGGTCGGGTCGTCGCGATCCGTGATCTCGTCGCGGCCGTCGTCGTCCTCGGCGGTGAGCTTCACTCCGTACTGCCGCTCCGGGTCCTTCACGGTGACGCCGGGGATCGGTTCGCCCTGCGGGTCGATCCCCCATGCGACCGGCTTGTCCTTCTCGTCGCGTCGCGTCGCGTACGCCTTGAAGTTCTTCCGGGAGAACCCGGGCGGCGACGGCGGCTTGATGTCGAGCACCGCACGAGTTCGATCGGGGTCGTCGGACTCCGCGATCGCGCGCCCGAGCGCGGCGACGTACGCCTCACGGGCTGCGAGGAACGTCGCCGTGACCTCGGCGGGAACAGCCCATTCGATGACTTCCGCCTCCTCGATCGTCCACTCCGGTTGCCCCATCTTCGATGTGAGGTCCCCCGACGGGAGGTTGATGGAGAGTTGCTTCGGAGCGATCGCGATGACCGCCCGGTGGTACCGCTCGAGCGCCTCGATGATGTACGTCTCCTGTGCGGCGAGGATGCCGTCGCGATGCGAGCGCCACGCCTCGACTTGCGCGATTCTCAGGTCGGCAGCGTCCTTGACGCGTACCCGGTCGCTCCGGACGCGGGAGAGACGGAACAGCATCTTCTCGGCGTTCGCGGCGTCGGGTGGCGGGACGGGTTCGGAGTCCCAATCGGGTTCCGGCCCCATGAGCTCGTCATCGAGGTCGTGGAGCGGGTCGGGTTCGCGCGCGTCGGGGAAAGCTGCGTCGGGCATGGTCAGAACGGCTCCTTGGTATCGGGAAGGGCGGCGACCGACGGCGCGGCGTGCGGTCCAGGCGTCGGGTCCTTGTCGACCCAAGGCATCCGGACGACGGTCTGCTCGCGTTGGATCGAGTGCTCCGTGTAGTGGAACGAGAGGACCCCGGCGCGGCAGAGCGCCTTGAGGAGCGCCTCGTAGGCGTCCCACTCGATCGGCTTGTCGAGATAGAGGTGGAAGTGCCCGGGGGTCGAGGACGGCACGACGAACGCGGGAAAGTCGATGTCGAGAACCGGGGCGTGGAGACCGTCGGGCATCAGCGACGTGACGACGTTCGGGATGGTCCCGGGCGGCGGGTCCGTGAGCGGGGTTCCGTCGCCGGAGCCGTCCTGCGACATGCTCAGCGGGTCGCAGTAGGCGTTCCGGCGCGGCATCGGTCGGTGCGTCACGAGACAGGTTCCTCCTCCGCGCGCTCGGGCGCGGCTGGCTGGTCGGTCGTGGTGATATCCCACGTCGTGTCGTCGGGCGCGAACGGCACAGTCCGTTCCCGGTGGGTGCGGAACTCGGCGCGGGTACGGAACGGCATCCAGACGTGGGAGCCATTCGGGCGTGACCCGTGAAGGAAGCGGACCGGTCGCTCCGGTCGCGGCGTCTCCGGGATCGTGGTATCCGTCGTCACTGGCAGCCTCGACGGTGACGATACGACCGGGGTACGACGCTAACGATTCCTCCCCGCCGCGGACCCGAGGGCCACCGATGAGCGCCGACTCCAGTACGACGAACTCGGAGGGGGCCCAGCGGGTCCACGGGCGGAGAGATCCCTCGACAGGCGGAAGGCTGCCAGCCGAACGCCCCGAGGATCGGGACGGAGCCTACCGCCGGTCGGTCAGTCACCGTCGGTCTCCCGGCGATGCTGCTCGACTTCGATCATCGCCCACTCGCTCATGATCGTCACGACCGGGTACCCGGCGTCGCGGGCTGAGCGGAGCATCGCACCGGAGAGAGCGACAATCCCCCGGATGAGGGCGGAGTCGTAGAAGTCCTCGGGGAGCAACGGAGCGACAGACGCAAGAGCGTCGTCGCCGCCGTCGATCGCCGCGGTCAGGACCGCGACCGTCAGGAAGTCCGTCTCCGGCGTGCGCGGCTCGGATCGTGGCGCTCCGCAGTGGATACAGCAGCCGTGCTCATCCACGACGGACGCCTCATCGCAGTTCCGACAGGGCAGGAGACTCACGTCGGGTTGCCGTAGCAGTCGACATCAGGGACGTACGCGACGACCGCGAGCGCCGCTGCGAGATCGAGTTCTTCGCCCTCGTACGCGAGGGCGCACTCGCCGTCCTCGAGCCGCTGGTGGTGCGCTCGAGCACCACGAACGAGTACCGAGAACAGGTCGGCCGTGAGCTTCGGTTCCTCACCGAAGAGGTCCGTAAGCGCCTCGCGGACCTCGCTGTATGCGTAGAGACCGACGGTTGTCGTCCGGCCGGTCACTCGGTCCGTGAGCACCATCGCCGCTCGGTCCGGGTGCGGTCGCGTCAGGTACCGATCCGAGAGCGGCGCGGTCTCGGCAGCGTCGAGCATCGTGCCGCGAAGCGACGCGACCTCGTCCGCGAGCGCGGGGTTCAGTGAGTCATCCGACGAGATGTGGTGGTTGCCCATCAGGCGTCCTTTCCGGCATCGGCAGCGGTGCGGAACGTCTCACCGCAGGTCTCGCAGGCGAGGTCCGCTCCGTCCATCACTTCGCGCCACGCGTCGTTGTCGCCCTCCGTCGCGCGGACCCACGCGTCGAGCGAGGTCTCGACAAGGTTGGCCGTCGGGTCCGCCGCGAGTGCGGCGAACGCGGACGAGCCGATACAGCCGAGCTTTCCGCAGGAGACGCGTCCACCGCGGGAGAGGTAGAGATCCGTCGTCGTCTGTGCGTGGTCGATCATCGGGTCGGTCATCGCTTCCTCCGTCAAGTCGTTCGCCGTACTGGATACGCGAACTATACACGGCGGGGGAGCGGGTTGCTAGCCCATCCGATCAGGCAGCCCGGAACAGCGTCAGTTGCGTTCCCGGCTTCGCCCGGAGGTTCCGGTGCGCCGCCTGGTGATCCTTCCGGCACAGAACGTGCAGCCGGTCGGGGTGATGGGCGCAGGACGCCTCGTACCCTCCGACAGCGGGGACAGGGGGGTCGTGGTGAACCTCGATATCCGCTCGTGAGGAGCAGCGGATACACCGCCCGGCGGCGCGGCGAACAGCGGCGGGACGGGCGAGGGGCCAGAGGTGCGCCTCATCGAATGCCTGCTCGCAGGCGGGCGAGCACCAGCGAGCTCGCCCGCGGGGAACCTGCCGGCCGTCCCACTCGCAGCGGCCGTCCTCGTTCGGGCCGTAGGCGAGGGAGCAGTCGGCAGGATCGACCCAGAGCACCGCCCGGGGACCGGTCAGAACGGACGTTCCCACACCATCCACGCTACCCCGTACTCGACTCCGCGGAGCCGCCCGTGTATAGTTGGCGTATCCAGTACGGCGATGAGGAGCATGAGATGACCGAGACCGAGTTCTGCGAAGCCCTCCGCGAGGCCGTCCAGTCGACGGACGAACCCCTCGGGGAGCACGTGTCGAACATCTCGACCTTCAAGGAGTACGGCGTCTTGACGAGGAACGAGGGGCTCGTCGTCAAGCTCAGCGACGGATCGGAGTTCCACGTCACGATCGTTCGTGCGTGGTGAGCGCCCGATACGCGACGGCGGTCCGGACCTCGACGCACGAGTACCGCGGCGTCACGCTGGAAGCCTCCGGCGAGCACGGCGCGGTCTATCTCGTCATCGGAGACCGGCACGTCCGGCAGTCGTTCCTCTCGACCAACCACGCGATCGACTACGGGAAGCGCCGCCTCGACGCCCTCGCGCGCGCCGCGGCGCGGCGAGCGGAACGCGACGCGAACCCCGGCGTCGAGTGGTGCCCCTACCCGTCGCACGCGCCGTGGGCGATCGCGTGGGACCGCGAACGCGGCCACGACCTCCCTACCGACTACGAGACCTGTCCGTTCCGGCACGGCCGGAACCCGAGCTAGAAGGCTGCCGAATGAACAACGAGACGATCCGCTACGTCGCGAGCGCGACGACTACCGACTACGACGAACTCGCAGACGCAGCCAGCCGAGACCAGATCGCGCGGGTCATCGACCTCATCGCGGCCGGTCTCCAACGGCGACGGTCAGCACGGCTGGAGGTTCTCCGTCTCATCGCGGACGCACACAACGCGCTCGAGCGGATGACGACCGAGAAGTTCGCCACCGGTGCCGACCGTTCCACCCGGGAGGACCTCGCTGTCGCTGCGCTCCTACTCGGAGCCGACCCCGCAGCGTGTCCCTACCCGAAGGCGATCACACGGTGGGAGACCACGAAGGACACCTTCCGATGACGGTCGAGCTTCCCGAGGTAACCGTCCCCGGCGAGGGGTTCCTCACGTGGGAATCGCAAGTCCGGCAGTACCCGAAGGTAGGGCCGCACGGATTCCACTACGAGCGGTTCGCCATCACGATCGGGACGGGTCCCGTCCTCGGTCGCGATCTCACGGGCGCGATCCGCGTCGGGAAGGGCACCTACCACTCGGAGGTCGACTGCATCCTCTACCGGAACCGGAAGGGGCACCTCGTCGGCGTGCTGAACCACTACCCGAACGACGAGCACGAACTCAACGGCATGATCCTCGAGCGTGCCGGGAACGTGAACGTGTTCGTCCGGCCAAACCGGCGACGACGCGGGATCGGCCGGCGACTCGTTCACGAAGCGATGCGACGATGGCCGATCGACTGGTCGCAGCAGGCGTACACCGAAGGTGGCCGCGCGCTCGTCGCCGCGGTCCTCGCAGAGGAGACCGCTCGTGCCTGACCTCATGGTCGCGAAGGCGGCGTGCCGAAAGTGCCCGTTCCGTAGCGACGTACCGATCTACCTCCGTGCCGACCGGCGTCGCGAGATCGTGGACGCCCTCGTCCTCCGAGACGAGGTGTTCCACTGCCACGAGCAGGTCGAATACAGCGACGACGCACCCGACGAGGTGGGCGAGTACGTCGTCGTCCACACCGGGCCGATGTGCGCCGGCGCAGCGAAGGCGGTCCTCGCTGCGGGCGGCACGACGAACTGGCTTCGTGGTGCCGCCCGGTTCGGCGGCGCCGATCTCGATGAGCTCGCGTCGAAAGGACCGGCCGTCTGGTCGCTCTCCGTCTGGCCGCTCGTACCCGAGGGGGGAACCGCGGCGACGTGGGACCCCAACGAGGAAGAGGACGCCGAGGTCGCGACCTGCTCGACCGTGAACGCCGGGTGTCTCGCTCCGGCCGGGTACCTCGGCATCGGTGGAAGCGTCGTCGCCGGGACCGTCGCCGCGGATGGCGAGTGCGCGACGTGCGGGGAGAGTCTCTGCTCGAACTGCGCCGACGAGGACGGAAACTGCCTCATGTGCTCCGAGGACGACGGGTGACGCTCCGTGTCCCACCCGTCCCGTGCCCCTCGTGTCCCTACCGTCGCGACGTGCCCTCCGGCGTCTGGACCCGCGACGAGTACGAGAAGCTCCGGGGTTACGACGACCCGCAAGAGTCCTTCGCCCCGTTCCACTGCCACCAGCAGCTCGTGACCGGCGAGGAGACCGTCTGCCGCGGATGGCTCTCCGTAGCTCGGGAAAGCGCCGCTGCGCGTATCGCCGTCCTCGAGGGACGCGTCCGCGACGAGGATCGCTACGACGACGTCGCCGTCGAACTCTGGCCGACCGGTCACGCCGCGGCAGATCACGGCGAGCGCGATGTGGACAACCCGGGTCCCGAGGCTCGGGCGATGATCGAGAAACTCGGACCGAGGATCGCGCGAGGACCCCGCCGATGAGCTCGTGCGAGCACTCGCTCTCTGAGCGTGCGCCCCGGGACGTGCAGGCGCTCGTAGGGGAAGGCGTCTGCCCGTGGTGTCGGGAACCACTTCTCCGCAACCCCCGCGGCGTCGGGGTCCTCGACCCCGGCTCCGACGAGTACGCGTGGTGCCGGTGCTGCTCGTTCGGCTTCCAGTCTGGACCGCAGTACGTGTCGATCCGCTCCCGCCGCGACAGCGCGGGGGCGTACGCGTCGCTCACGCTTGGGGAGCCGGGTCTCGCCTCTCCGGGGATGACGGTCCGCCTAGTCCTCTAGAGGCAACCCCACCCGTCGCCGTGGGCGTCATAGAACGCCTGCGCGCCGATCATCTGCTGTTCCGGCGTCGCGGCGAGTGCCGATAGGGGAAGTTCGACCCCGCGCGCGCGAGCAGCAGCGACGGCCATCTGCCATGCGACGGTGCTCATCCCGAGACCGCCTTGGAAGGTCTGCCCCGCGGGGTCCGCCGCGTTCCCACCGTTCGCGTACCACGGCCCCGCAGGACCGCCCGTGCCGGGTGGCTGCTCGCAGTCGTGAACGGCTTCCCAGAGCGCCCAATCGGTCGGGATGCGATTCCGGTACTCCTCGGCTGCCTGAGCCGCCGCGAGTGCCGCGACATACGCCGCGGCTTCCTCGGTCATGCGTTGCTGCTCGTACGACGCCAGGATGAGGTCATCGAGGTCGAGCTCCGTCCCGCGCTCGGGCGCGAGCGGCCGTACGGCACGCGCGGGAGCGTCGACGATCGGTACGCGGGACGGCCGCTCGGCTGCCGAGTCCGTCGTCGCGACGCCAACGACCACGGCTGCGAGAGCAACGAGGACGGCACCGAGCCGGCGGGCTAACACCGTCCACCCCACGGGCGGTTCCCTGCCGCCGCGTAGAGGCTCGCTGCCATCGCGTCCTGGTCTGCGGGACTCGCCGTCGCCGGGTCGACCCCGACGAGATCAGGCCGATTACTGCCTGCGGCGACGCCATCCCACGTCGACTGCACGAACTGGTAAGCACCGCGGTAGGTGCCGCCCGGAGAGACGGCGCTGTAGCCGCCGGCCGAGTCGGACTCATGCGCGCGGGTACAGGCGAGGAAGTCCCCGACGCTGCCGGACGTGATGACCGGCGTCGCGTTCGATGGTGCTGGCTGCACTCGAGCCGTCGCGGCAGCCGCGGCGGCGGCCGCTTCGGCTTCGGCGCGGGCGGACGCCTCGCGTGCGGCGGCTTCCTCGGCCGCGATAGCAGCGAGCCGTTCCTGTTCGAGATGCTCGTAGTGCGCTTGCATCCCGACGAAGGACAGAGACATCGGGCCGGGACCCGACAGGATCGGTGGTGGCGCCGGTTGCGACTCCTCCTGCACGGCGCGCGGTCGTGGATCGGACGGCGGTAAGGACCCCGCCTCGAGAGCGGCTCCTAGAACGACAAACGCCGCGCAGAGCGCGGCGACGAGAGATAGATTCCTACGGCGTCGTCGTGGCATCGGGTCAGCTCCGTGTCCGGCGATAGGTCGCCTCTTCGCTCGGGAATGGAACGTCCCCCGTCTGTTCCCGAGCGCGAGGCGACCCCGTACCTACTAAGTAGGTTCGGGGTCGGACGAGACCCTAGCCGCTCGTTCGACCCCGGCGGCGTACCCCCCCTCCCCACCTCTCCTGTATAGTTGGCGTATCCAGTGCGGCGACAGGGGTGGAGGGCGAGATGACGTACCGCGATCGACGACGAGCACGAGCCGAACGGCTTCGCGGGTGGGCAGAGAAGAACGATGCGAAGGCGGCGGCGGCGGGCGAGACAGCACGCGCGATGGCCGACGCGATTCCGTTCGGGCAACCGATCCTGGTGGGGCATCACTCGGAGGGACGCGATCGGCGTTACCGGTCCCGGATCGGTCGGACGATGAGTCGCTCGATCGAGACCAGCGACAAGGCGCGCGAGCAACGGCGGCGTGCCGACTCGATCGACGCTGCCGCGGACCGTGCGATCTACCGAGACGACCCCGACGCACGCGAGCGCCTCACGGCGAAGCTCGCTGACCTCGAGGGGCAACGCGACCGGATCAAGCGGTACAACGCGACGTGCCGGAAGGACGCAGCCGATACCTCGATCCTCGATGAGACCCAACGCGCTGACCTACTCAGGATCGCGGGAAGCGCCCCGTACCAACTGCGTGCCGGTGGGGCGTTCCCCGCGTACGCCCTGTCGAACCTCTCCGGACGGATCAAGGCGACCCGCGACCGACTCGCGGACTTGGAGCAGGGCTAACCCGTCGCGCGCGCCGCGATCGAACAGCGTGGGCACCGCGCCGGCGCGAACGTCCACCCGACGAGTTCGTCCGCGAGGACCGGCACACGAGTCACGTCCACGAACGTCAGCGTCGCCGTCGCGGAGCAGTCCCGGCATGTCACGGCGACACCCTCTCCCGGGGCGAGCACGAACGTCTGCCGGATCAACGCGGCAGCATGCTCGTACGCGACGGCACGACCAGCCGCGTCGGCTATCCCCTCTGTCTCTCGTACCCGCCAGTTCGCGGCGAGACCATCGAGCTTCCGGACGAGTTCGCCGGGAATCGACTCGTCGGGTAGCTCGGCGCCGGGCACTACGCCACCCTCCGGTGCTGCCGGCCGGTGATCCCGGCGTAATACCGGGCAGCGAACGGGTGCGCGAGCCGCAACCGGCGGGACAACTCCTGCCACGAGTGCCCCTCGGCACGCGCGTGCAGCAACGCCGTCCGGAGAGCGTCGCGGACCTCGACCTCGTTCCGTATGAACCACCCGACCTGCGCGTCCCACACGAGCGCGCTGTCGATGATCGGAACCGGGTCCGGCCACGGGATCACGACGAACGGCCGGCCGTGACCTCCGTCGTTCGCTTCGATCAGAGAGTCGAGGAACTCGGGGTCACACGTCCGGAGGATGATCCGGGCGGGAGAATCGGGCGAGACGACCTCCAGGGTGCGGAGCTCAGGACGCATGGACAATACGCCGCCAGATGTCCCGAACCCATCGACAGTCCTCGAGCGCCGTGTGGCGCCCCCTAGACGCCCGAGAGACGCCGACGAGACCGGCGACGGTCCGTAGCGACGCCCAGGGCAGCGGGAACGCTCCCGTGTTCAGCGGGGGAGCAGAGACCGGGTGTCGCGGCACGGTCGCCGGAGTCGGGCGGCTCTTGATCAGGTGCGCGATGTCCTCCTGCTCGAGCAGTGACCGGCGGCCGAGGACGTAGCCCGCGGCCATCGACTCGATGTCGAGCAGCCGGTAGTGCCACGCCGGCGACGCGTCGTACCGACGGATGAGGTCATCGAGCCGGCGAGCGTCGAAGCTCGGGTTCGCCCCGACCAGGGGCAGCCCTGCCGTGAGTTCCGCGAACCGCCAAGCCCACGCGGGCATCTGCGCCACGGTGAGGACGCGCTCGATCGCGTCGGGGCCGTCGCGGTACCCGTCGAGTGCCTTCCCCGCGGCGGAACCATCGAGCTCGGACGGCTCGATGGTCGGCCATCGCCTCTCGTAGAACCGGGAGAGTGAGAGCGCCGCTGGTTCGGCGTCATCGAGGTTCTGGACCGGAAGCTGCCAGAGGTACTCGCAGTCCGCGGGTGCTTTCCCCTCCTCGTCCTCGACGCCCGCGATGATCACGGCGACTTCCCAGACTTCGTGCCGGTCCGGATCGAGACCTGTGGTCTCGCAGTCGACGATGGCGATGGCGTGCGTCATGACGGCTCCGGGAGGAGGTCGCAGGCGTCTACGTCGAGCGCCTGCGCGAGTTCGAGCAACTGCTCGACCCGGCAGTGGGTACGGGCAGTCTCGAGGTTCGTGACGATCGCCTGCGACCATCCGGCGTCGTTCCCACCGAGACGTTCCGCAAGG